ACTTTGCTTTTTCTTCGTTGATAGGACCTATGCCGAGTTGATACATGAACGGTCCTGAACCACGAACATTGAGAATGATGACATCCAAATCCTTCTTGTTTCGCATCAACACCCACTTTGGATGTCGTGATTCGCCCTTCATGTAGGTGGAGATTGCATCACGCAACAGTACACCATCGTTGCTTTCGGCTTGGATGTTTTCAATCGCTTGTTCCAATCCTTCATCATCCGTTCTTCGGGTGTTGAATGGTGCGGGCATCAGCACATGTTCACTGCTTTCAAATTGAGTTCGCAATCGCACGATACGGTCTTTCAGTGGTTCTTCATACAGTTCTTTATGCCCGTGTTCCAACAAATCAATGAAGACGATTTCTTTCTTGTGAATGATTGCATCGGCAACATATCGGTCATCATTGGCTGCTACAAGTCCTTTCCGCATATCAGCAGATAACCGTGCTTTTGTTCCATCAGCGAATCGTGCATCAACCTTCTTGCCCTGCTTGTGAACCAACACACGGTATCCATCCCACCATGACGACACTACCCAATCACCGCTAAAGCCACGCAATTGCTTCATATCTTCGTATGAGAAAATGCGATGTGCAGGTTTGATTGGTGTGATTGTTCCTTTTTCCTTCAATATGTCGGGGTCAGTCAATGACTTCAGCAATGTGGATACGGGGATGTCGTCTTCGCTCAATTGGAATGCGACACTTTCACCGTCTTGACCCATCTTTTGCTGTTCGGGAATGTCTTCAGCCGATGGTGCAGATGGGTGTATTCTGCTCATTGGTTGGAGTTCGGGGAAGACTGTGCGGAGTTGTTGCATTGGCACGGATAAGAACGGCATTTTGTCAGCGGATGGCATACCGTTGTTGTGCAAGACCTCAATGCCACCTTCCATTCCACTGTGAGATATACCGAATGTGGGCGACATCTTCCATCCGTATTTCATCCGATACCCTGCACTGTTGAACAAACTCATTGGCATTGACCCTGGTTGTGTTTGATAATCGCCACTGTCAAGCCCTTTGGCGTGTGGGAAATAGATAGATGCCGACGCTTGCATACGGTCAAATCGGTTGGGGTTATCTTCTTCATCAACCTCAATCCCATGCACATGGTCATTTTCCCATTCACGGTCTTTGGGTTGCGCTCGCAATGCCCACTCATTGGCTTCCGCCCATAGTGCCAAAGCGTTCACATGCGCTTGTGAATAATCACCATTTTCGTCAGGTCCGAATGGGTCGGGAAGACCGTCTTTTTCAAACTGTTCACGCACACGCTTTGCCAATGACCCTGCTACCTTTCCGACCAAATCAACAGTGGATAGATACTTGCTTGCGAAATAGTTGTTGCGTTGAGTTTGGGTTTTGTTTGCTTGTCCCATCGGTGTCATTGACATGGCTTCGGGAGTGTCTTCAAATTCTTCCATTTGACGATACCAATCTTCGTCCCTTTCGTCTTCGGGGGTTTGCAAGAATGCGTCCATACCCATTGCTCGTTGATACGGTTTCACTTGACTTTGTGCTGGCATAATGCGGGATTGCAATGCGTCTTGTGAGAAAATGTGCTTCCCCGTTCCACCACAATTCGGGCAGTCAGGTCTGTCGGGTTCAGCGCTTTCTTCACCACCGTAATCAAACAATGATTTTGGTTTGGGTACTGATGGGTCATTGCCATCATTGCCACGGGAGATGTCAAACAAATTGGATTTCTTCACATCTTCGGGGTCTAATTTGCCGTCCCCGCCACATACGGGACAATCGGTTTGCCCATCAGCCAATGCTTGTAGTGCTTCATTGCGGAATTTGAATGCAAATCTGTGTGGGCGTTGACCATCAGGTGTTTGGATTGGTTCAATGTGTTGCCTTCGGGCTAAATCACGAACCATTGATTCGTCCACAGGACCTGATTCGGGCAATTCATCCGTTGGTTGATACAAGAACCATCCTTCAGGCTCGTTGTCAAGCCACCCTGTTCCGACATCAGACCGATGTGTTTCGCCAGGGGACATACCAGGGCTTGTTGTTTCCCTTGATGGGTTCAACTCATCAGCGAATGATTCGCTGGCGGGGCGCAGAAGTGGGAAAGCAGGGAGGTCGTCTTTTTCACGACCAATATCCGCATGCAACATCAATTGACGGACACGGGTTTTGATGTCGGCTTCGGTGTGATTATGCCCAGGCAACACTGCACCGCCTTGTTCCCGTGCCAATCGGGTCAGTTCTCGTTCCCATGTGTTTGGCGCACCGACCATGTTGCCTTGTGTAATGCCAATCAATGGGTGTTCATCAGGTGCATCAGCGGGGTGTTCTTCCCATCGTCCCCACAGATTGGCTAACAACGCCTGTGCCTTTTCTTCCCTTCTTCCTGTTCCTTTGGCATTCAATATGTGATTTAGTGTGTTGCGTGTCATACCGTAGTGTTGACCCAAATACCCACGGGCATCATTCGGACCTCCTTCAATTCCTTCGCGTTCATCCAACACATTTTGCCAATCACCAATCGCTAGAGGTCCCATTGAATATGCCCGTGAAAAGTCATCGTGATATTGCGGGTCATGTGAAATAGCAAGTTGAGGCCAGGATTGGATTTTGCCATCCATGATGTGGAACGGCAATGCTGACCCTGCTTCCAATGGCAAATCGGACATGAAGCCCACCATGTTTTGCATTTCATTGCGGGGTTGTCCTTCTTTATTCAATGAAATTTCAAGACCTTGTTCACGGTATTCATCACCCGCAAAGCCACCTTCTTGGTTCAATCTGCCACCCGACTTAGGCCAGATTTTTTCATTGAATTGTTCGGCAGGGGACAAGCCATCCTTCAATGGGATAACAAATTGAGTTGGAGTTGGTGAATCAGGACTAGTGAATAGACCGTGTTGTTGGTTTTCTCGCCACACATCGGGGTGGAACATATGATGCAATTCTGCGATTGGTGCAGTTGGGTCATCGGCATGACCACCAGCAGCGTGATGAGGTGCCATGAAGACGGCATATGGACTCATTCGCACATCATCGGGGTCGCCACTGCTTTGGTGATACATGTTGATGTATGGTGCGATTCCGTTGCTGATTTGCTTGTGGCGCTCATATTCTTGCGCTATTTGTTCCATATATTCCATGATGTAGGCATGTTGATTTTCATTGATGTATCCGTGATGGAGCAAATCGTTGAATTCAGCAATGCTTGAAAACGCATTGTCATGATGAACATCGTTGTCAAGTGTCAGTTGTAAATCGCCATTTTCGTCTTTCACATGTCGGGGTATGTGTCCGTGCGTATCCAATAGGTAATCCTTCAGACTTTGCACACCCAATTGGCTTGCTTGTCGGGTGCTGATGAGATGTGGCAGGTCTTCCTTTCGCGACCTTTGTGCCACAAGGAAATGAGATTCTTCATGCATGGGGTCGTGAATGAAATTGCCATCATCGTCAAATGTCCCAACGGGGATTTGACCAGCCTGCAACCCTGCCATTGGGATGTCATTTGAATACACATGCAAATCCTTCATTGCTTCCATCAATCTGCGTCCTTTGAATGCTTCCTTGACTTTTTCGTTTTGAAAGTCGTAGTTTTGTGATGGGATTGCACTCCCTGGCATCGTTTGACTACGAAGACGATGCATCAATTCAGGTCCACCGTATCGCCCTTTCCAATTGCGAAGCAACCAACCAGGGTTGACAAACGGCATGCGCTTGTCAGAATTGAAACCGTGTTCACTGATGTGTTGAATGACCGCATCCCTTTCGCTTGGCTTCAACCATTCCAATCCCAATGCGTATCCCAAAAAGCCCAATGTGTGTGAACCTGAATCGTATGGGTCTAGTGGGTCGGATTCAAGACCTGCCCACACCCGTTTGTATTGGTTGAGATGCATATCACGCTGTTCCATTGGTTCAAGGTCTTGCACTTCCTTTGGTTGTGTTTGCAACCATTCATAGAAGTGTTTGGAGTACAATTGTTGTGGGTTCGCCATAGGTCCCTCACCATCAATCCTACCCAAATGCGATGGTTGATTGTGATACGAATTAGCATGGCGTTTTTCGTGTTGTTCCACTTCGGGGATGAGCCAATCTTTGTGGTGGTTCGTCAAATTGCCTTCGCTGTCATAATACGGAATCCATGATGATGCAAGTGTATCCACCCATGCGGGTCTTCCCCATTCACTGTTCTTCATGAATGGTGATAACGACCACGGGGATATGCCACCATATGCCACTTCGGGATTGGCTTCCGTTTGCGCTGGCCATGTGGAATGTGAAGCACGGGGATTTTCATGACCGCCCGCATATTGACGCAGTGTTGTAATCCACGGTGATTTTGCCATTCCCGATTTTTCGGAAAGTGGGCTACGGAATGTGCTGAAATATCCCCCACGCATCCGCTCGTCTTTGAGAATCCAATCGGATGCTTCGTTGAAAATGCGTTCACTGAAATGGTCAAGTTCCAATCCGTGGCGTTGTGCATTCATTTTGGAGAATTCAAAATTAGCAGCAGCGTTTTCCAAATCAATGCCATCAATCAATGACTTGTATAGTTCGTGTTTTGCACGAAGGTGGAAATCGTATGCTGAATCTCGCATTATCTCACCCCCACTCATAGGTGGCGAGATAGGTCCTCAACCTTTTTGATGAGATTGCTAACACTATGCGGGTCGTCTTCATGCCATGCACCCAACAGTTCGGACTTCTTCAGCGCTGCTGGTCGTCCTTCGCCACCTGCTTGATTGAGATGCATGCCCAATGTGGATTCGGTTTGATGGGTGTTGCCACCCGCATGGTAGTTCAAACCTGGTGGATTCTTATCCACGGTCAATTTCTTTGATACTGTTTCGGGAACGGGCAACGGTTGTTGATTCGTCCAATAGTGTTGAGCGCGAACATTCGTGCCACTGACATCTTCAAAATGCACATCATTGTTGCCCGATTCTTCAATCATTTTTTCCAACATCTGTGCTTTTTCAAGCAACTCTTGGACTTCGCTGTTCTCACCTGCTTCAACACGGATTGGCTTCATTTTCATACCTCGGGTAGTGGTTTGTTTTCAACATGCCCCAATTCTTTCGCTTGGTTGGCAAGTGCGTGAATCTCATTCCAATCCATTTTGTAAAAGTCTTCGTTGTTGGTTGGGACATCAAAGACTTCCCCTCCGACTTCTTCATCCACACCCTTCACGATAGCGCTGCTATCGGAACGAAGTGGGTCGCCCCATACATCTTGGATTGCGGGAGTGTTAGCACGGACGAAGCCTGCTCGCTTTAGCAGACCTGCGGGGTTGATGAGCATTTTACGGAGTTGCACATTTTGTTCACGGATGTCCTGCATATCATTATCCATTTGCTCCATCTTGGTGATGAGAGCGTTCATGAGTTTGCTAGCAGCGTCATCCATTAGAATCAACCCCGTGGAGGCGTTCCAATGTATTGACCAGGCGAGCGTTGTGGGCGCATGATGCCACCCGCACGGGATGGCATGATGAGTCCCTTCACCATTGCATCACGGTCTTGCACATTGAAAACATGGTTGACTTCTTCGTATTGGTGAACGGGGACACCACCTGCGAAGCGAGTCACTCCAGGCAATGCCTGTGGTTCTGCTTTCTGCACAAGTGTGTAAAGGTCTTCGCTCAAGAACGAACTCGTGTTTTTGATGACATTCAGAAGGTCGCCCGCTTTGTTCGCATCGCCACTTTCAATCGCTTTGTGGAATGCTTGTACTGCGTCATTCATCTTCCGAGCCATAGCGTCCATTTTGGATAGGTCAATCCCCGCCATGATAACGCCACTACCGATACACCTATTCAACCTTATTGACTAAATCCACCTTCACCAGGGAACTCTCCAAGTGGGTCGCTCGCCTTTTCTTTGACTGAATGAATGCTTTCCAATGCTTGTTCTATGGGTGTTTTTTTGTGTCCCCGTTGTTGGGTTTTGCCCTTTGGCGCACCCGATGGAGTCTTCACATCCTTCACCCCTGCGATACGGTTCGGGCGTGAACCGTCCACTTTATCGGAATCACTTCCGCCACCAATTTCATTGAATGCTTTCACCATTTGTTGTGGATTCATTTGAGCCATTGGTTGTTGCGGTGGCATCTGTGGTGTTGGTGTTTGACCCATCATTGGATTCATGCTTGGGCGTTGCATCGGGTTGCCACCCCTACCCATTTGTCCCATTGGTGGCATAGGCATACCGCCACGACCACCCATAGGCATACCGCCAGGGACACCACCTGGTGGTGGTGGCACTTGTGGGTTGCCAGGTTGCGGTGGTGCAGGATTCTTGTACACAAAGCGGATGTCCCTGTCGCCTTCTTCTTTGAGTTCGGGTTTGAAGCCCAATTGCGCCATACGAGCAGCGATGTTGACTTCCATTTCGTCCCTGCGTAGCCGAGTAACTTCGTCTTCTTCTTCGTTGGGATAAAGGCTCAATTTCCAATCATTGACACCCATTTCTTTGAGCATGCGTGGGAACAAATCACGGGTGTACACCTTTTGTCCGTATTCAACGGCACGGTTAGTGACTAGAATTTGCAATCCTTCGTTGTTCAATCCGCCACCTTTGCCACTGTCTTGCATGAAGACATTGGATACGCCATAAAATGCAGATATGCGTTGACGCAATTCTTCACGCACTTGTGCGTATTGCATCTCATCCATCGTATCCATGAACTTGACCCATTCAACACGACCACGACCTGTGGACGATTCAACACCGACCTTTGGAACATAGTGTGGGTCGCGCTCCATTTTTTCTTCAACACCCTTCCAAAACGATGCCGTGGATTGGATGTTGTCAGTGGTGATTGCAAGAATACCACGAGGCATCCTTCGTTTTGAGTACATGAGATACATGTAGTTATCCATTGCCGTCAATGTCATGGCTTGTCGCCACATGGTTGCCACAGGTGAACGACCATACAGTTTGCTTGGATTGAATTTGGAGATGTGCATGACTTCCCCTTCAAGGTAGTATTGTGTTTTACCGCTTCCTGCGGTGTTGACGAAGTGAACATCCTGCAATGGCAGATTGCATATTTCGCAATTGGTGTGTTCTTTGGTGTGAGTGTAGGTCTTGGTGCGATGCACGGGACAGATTTGATACCGTCCACCACGGACACCACGCTTGTCAGCGACCAATCGGATGAATGTGGGGTCGCCACGCACGATTTGTTTCACACGGGTGAATTCAATGTCGCCCGTCTTTTCGTCAAGGTAGTATTCCTTTTGCAATACGAGAAAGGCATCGTCAATGATGTTCAAATCAAATTCAATTTCACGCATGACATCCATGAATCGCTGGTCCATTGAGTTGCGTTCATCAAACAACCACTTGGGATAAACGACTTCATCGTGGTCTGGTGTTCGCACTTCGCCACCACATAGGGTGCATTGGTCAACTGCGTGTTGATATTCTTCCATGCAATCCACACACTTCTTTTGGAATTTCTTTTCCCAAAACAATCCACGCCTGAATATCTCTTGGGTTAGCGTGTTGATGGTGGTTCGGAGAATGACAGATTCTTGAACAACTGCAAACAGCGCAGGGATGGTGATACCTTGAACCAATACGGGTTCTTGGATACCACTTTTCCAAAGTGGCATGGTCGGTGCAGGTGTTTCTTTGCGTCGGAACGGCTTCGTTAAGCCACCCAAGAATCTGCGGATTGGTGATTCGTCAGCCATTCAATCACCCCTGCAATGCTTCTTCAAGGAGTGATTTCAATCGTTGCACATCGTATTTGATGCGTTCCCAATGTGGGTTATCGTCCCCATACATTGAGTGTAAAACCTCCACCAACTGAACAATGTCGTTGGCGAGATAGTGGGCAATGCCCATGTTTTCTTTGTTGCCGTATAGCGGTTTTTGTTTTTCTTCCATCTGTTGTTCTTGTTGCGTAGTCACTGTATCCGATGGGTTGTGCCTTTGTGCGACTTCACCGTAGTCCACACCACTAACGCTTGGGTATCCGAATTTCAGAATTTTAATACTCTTTTTCACAACAACGCCTCCAATCTTTCTGCTTCAATTCCGAGTTGCATCAAAGTCGGGTCGCGCCATGTCATGATGTCCTCCTCCTTGACACCCCATTCAGACAGTAGTTCATCACCTTTCTTGTCTGACCAATTATCGTATTTCACCAATTTTTCCAACTGGTCTCTTCGCTGTTTGGCGATTGCGCCCTTTCGTGGGGTGTCAATGTATTCCAACACATTGTTGGCTTGATTCTTCTTCAAACGCAGATGTGGTTCAACACCTTTCAACACCTTTCGCACATCGGCTTTGGAGTAAAATTGTAGTCGGTGTTGGCTTCGCTTACTGCTTTTTTGATACAGTTTCAAATCCAATTGCAACACGCCACATCCGAGTGTCTTTTGCAGTTCTTCACAATGCACTTTGCCCCGTTCACCCGTGGCAATGATGCCCACACGGGGTTCACCACGCTTGGTAATGGTGATATATCCATCAGCGTCAATGAAGCCAGCAGCGTATGCCCACGGGTCTTTGATAATCAGCCCGCCACCATCATCTTTCAATACCCAACTGTTGCGCTTCACACCTTTGACGATGTTCAATTCATCCCCATAGATTCGCATCAACCCACTTAGTTTGTTTGGTGTCAATCCTTTCAGTGCTTGACCCGATTCAATGAGATTGTTCATGATTGTGCGACTTGACATTTCGCCATGTTGCGATAATTGGTCAACTGCAAGATTCAACCATGCCATTTCGGATTTATTGAGTGCATCCAACGAATGTAGGTTAGTTCTCCACATTTTCTTGGCATCATCCTTCAAATCATGCGATTTTACCCACAATTCTTTGTCTTCGGTAGTCCATTCGTCTTCCTTTTCAAGCAGTGTGTTGATGTCGGTTTCTGCTTGTTTATACAGATTACATGCGTGAATCAGCACCCCTTTCTTCGTTTCTGCGTGTTTTGTGAGTGCTTTCAAATCACGGTCAGTCAAACCGATTGATTTGATGGTTGGAATGTAGCCATCCGACCATGAAATTGATGATAGTGCGCCATTGATTTCATCTTGCTTCATCAAACGCACGATGTTTATCAGTTCATCAATCTCGCTCTTCACCATTTTATGTTCCCTTCGTGCATATTTGAGTTCCTTCACCATGTCGTGAGCAGATTTGCCGAATGTGTCAAACCAATGCACAGATTTTGCAAGACCACCCGATGCAGGTGGTTGTTCGGCTTCGTTTGCACCCGTCAGTTTTTCAGCCATGCTTTGGATTTGTTGTTGTTGTTGCATTTGACCATCGGGCAAGTCCTTTTTGCCTTCGGATGGTGTCAATTGACCGCCACTTTCACTGTTTGTGTCGGGATTTTCGTTTGCTTCGGGCGCACCCATGATGCTTTGCCCTTGTTGGGGTGGCGCACCCTTCAACAGTGGGTGTTGATACAGATGCGAACACATTTTGATGACGCTTTCGTGGTTTTCAACCTCAAATGGGATGTCAAAAACATCGGAAACCAATAGACTGCCCCACATTTTCATATCCCCAACACGCTTTCAGGAAACACATCGCCAATTTCATCCAAATCAACGATGCGGTCCTTGAACTCGGTAGTAGCCCAGTGAGCCAACGCTAAAGAGATTACCATGTCATCGTGCCGACCAATGGATTCCAATTTACCTGTCTTTGACATACCGAACAACAACAGTTCTTGCTTCAATTCCGCCATCATATCACGGGAATAATCGTCGCCAGTGGGCAATGTTATCTGTTCCCGTTCAAATTTCAACACCAAACCCATCAGCAATGATTCACGCTTGGTCTTTGACGATATGAATGTCTTAATTGGCAGGTCTGTGTTAGCACGGAGTTCAGTTGCGAACACCCTTTGGAAGTGGTTGGCTTCCAATTCAATCACTTCGGGACGGAATTTGCTGTTCAGTCGTGTGATTTCCATGATTTGTGAACGGAAGTCCATGCCTTTTTTCCGTGTGATATGGACGATTTCCAACTGATTGGGGGTATCGGAAGGCATACGCAACACGGTCATCACGGTATAGTCGGCTTGTCGGTCAGATGAAATGGCTGGGTCCCAGCCAATGAAGTACTGGTCGTCATCATTGCCACCGTCCTTTTCGGTATATGCCCGACTGACCAATGTGTGGTGGCGAGATTCGCATGGTGCGAGTACACTTGACGGGAATAAACTGGATGAATCGTCAATTGGTTCGCACAGATATTCACGGGTGAATGCAACTGCGGGCATATCCCGTCTTCGTGCTTCCAACGCATCCAAATCCCATCGCTCTGGCCACAATGGTTCGCCTTGCGGGTTGATGGCGGGGTATGTTTCCACCAAATACCCTGGCTTTGCTTCCAATTCGGTGTAAAGGTCAGTTGGTGTGAACGGTGTGCCGACAATGCACAGTTGTGAAGTGTGGTGGAGTGTCGGAACGAGAACTTCATAGAACCATGATGCAACACGCTTCAGTTCGGTTTCAGTTGTTCCCCACAGAATGTCATCGCAAAGAATGATGTCGGGGTGAGCGCCACGAACACCACCGCCAACCGACTTGGCAGTGATACGAGAACCGTTGGTGAATCCGAAATATGTCTTTGCCCATGCATCACGCTTCTTCATTTTCGCCAACATTGGGATGCTTTCAATCATGTCATTGAGAAATCGCATGTGGCGGATGGTCTGGTCAAGACTGTGGCTGAAAATCATGGCATCCGTGTTGGGGGTGAAGCACACCTTCCACAACAAAAACGACAAGAATGCCACTGATTTACCGTGGTCGCGAGATGCTTTGACGCAATATCGGTTATGCGTCATCAAATTGTCAATCCACTTGGCGTGATGATTGGCTAACTGCCATCCGCATATGTCTTCAAAGAAGAATTGGAAGTCTTTCTTGCACATTTCAAAGTCAATCTCTTGAATGACTTCGTCAATGTTGCTCAATCAATCCACCACCCCATCAGTTTCCTTTCAAGATGTCTTGGATGCGAGAGAATGCGTCATTGCTGTTTTGGAAAATGCCCGCTTGGTTGCCTTGTGCAAACATGCCAGGTCCCTGTGGTGCTTGTTGTTGCGCCACTTGTCCTGCCGTTGCGGGGTCAACCTGTGCGGTTGGTTCACGCTCAATGAGTTCGTGTTGACCTTGATTGGGGTCAGGTGTTGAAACGGGTGCGCCCGATGCTGCTGTTGGTGGAGTCGCTGCTGGTGGTGCTTGTTGTGGTGGTTGTTGTTGTGCCTGTGCAGCGCGTTGTTGTTGCCGTGCCAAAGCAGGGTTTTGTTGTTGCAGGTTTGCTTGTTGTTGTGCGCCCGCTTCTTGGAATGCGTTTTGCACACCTTGAACCGCTTGTTGACCCATGTTCTTCATGCCTTGAACGGCTTTTCCGCCCAAATTCTTCATAGCGCCAGCGACTTGACCGACTTTGCCCATTGCACCTTGTCCCGTTTGGAAATTTTGTGCTTGTTGTTGTGCGCCACTGCGGGCTGCTTGTGCGCCTTGCTTAGCAGCGTCCGTTGCCAATTGGTTCAAACCGCCTTCGCCACCCATGACTTTGCCGTATTGACCCGATTGCTTTCCTTTGTGGGCTTGATACATTGAACCGCCAATGCCAGCAAGAACTCCGAGTGGGTTGCCCGTAGCCAATCCGCCCGCTAGTCCTGCACCCATGTGGCGAAGACCACGACCCAATGCGGGAGCAGCCCTTTCCTTAGCCCATGTTTTGAATCGTGAACCGAGTCCTTCCTTTGGTGCGTGAGATTGCATGTTGCCACCCGCAGTGCCTTGAGATGCACCGCCCGACAATTGTTCCGACCCTTCTTGGAATTGCGGAAGCATGTTCATTGCTGCTTGGCGGTTTGCTTGTCCCAATCCCTTGCCAGGGCGTTGTGGATTGAAATTTTTGATGATTGAATCAATGTAAGTGAAGACGGCAGTGGACTTTGTGAACGAATCGCCTTGCAATACCCATGCCATTTCTTGGCGTGTGCCGTCATATTTGTGCATGACTTCAACAGCAGCGCGGTCTGCGCCTTTGTAAAGCGATTCAAGTTCAAACTCCCGAACAACACGGTTGTAAATTGCTTCATTCAACAAACTACGACTTTCGTATCCGCCACGGGGGTTGTAATTGCTCATTCAATACCACCAAATGCCACTTTGACAGTGCTAACCACAGTGGGCGACACTGATAATGCTTTCGCGACATTTAACCAATCCCCACGCACTTCAGTGATACTGAAAATGTCTTGTGGAGTGAGATGGAATTTGTTTGCCATGACCATCAAATCGTCATAATTTTCACGGTTCATCGTGCGGTGTGGCAACATCTTCAACACTTCAGGGTTGCGAGACGCTTCCTTCTTTTGGATTGATTCCATTGCTTCAAGCAATCGTGTTTCGGCTTCGCCCAATCCATCCGAAAACGAGAACAAACTGCGTTGAGCGGGGTCAGCAGGTGGGTCAGGTGGTGCGGGTGCGGGTGCTTGCACCACTGCATGCGAATCCATAACCGCCTGACTTGGCACTGACCGCCAATTTTGCGGTAGTGTTGGTCGGGGGTATGCTTCTTCGGGATGCCCACGCTCAAAGTCAATTTGATTCAAGCCTTGCAACCCTTCAGACCTTGCGATTCGCCCTTCAGCGATTTGATGATAGATGCGTCGGATTTCCTGTGATGTCAAATGCGATGGTGTCCCCGCATGAAGTGGTTCACCACTGTGTTGATTCCAAACTTGATTCAAATCATGCCCCATTTCATGTGCGCCACCAAACAATGCCAACGACTCTTGCGCCCTTGCCATTTTACCTTGACCATATGCGCCACCCGTATATCGCTGTGCGTGTCCGTGGTGTTTGTCCCACACATGGGAATGTTCACCAGGTTTCAGTTCCCACATGGTTGGGTCTTGTTTGTATTCTTGATACAGTGCATCTAAGTCATCACCCATACCCATTGGTTGTGTTTTACGCCATTGGGCAGGTGATTTAGCCCGACCAGGGTGAATACCCGTGGCTTGTCCCAACACATCGTATGTTCGGGTGTACGCACTTAACAAACCGACTTTCTTCCCATCAGTCAGCAATGCGGATATGGGCGCACGGGCTAAATCAAAAATTTGATTTTCGTTTAATCCCAATCCCAACAGTGCGTTTTCGGTTTTGAGCATGTCAATGGTCTTTGCAGATGGTCTTCCACCACGAATCGGGATACGGAAGAAGGCATCGGGGTGATGTGGAATGGTCAATTCGGGTGCAATTTCACCGTAGTGTGAGTTCTGCGCCCGTTCCCTTTCCTGTGCGGGTGTCAATGTTCGCATACCACGATGACCTTCCGTGCTTCCTTCACGGGACATCATTGGATTCATCATGTGTGGTTCAATGTAGGGTTGGTGGACGAAGTCCATTGACATCCCACGCCCCAATCTGCGATTGAGAACTTCCTTCAGTTCTTTGTAAAACGGAACTGCACCCGATTCGGGATACGGACCTCGCTCGGGTTCACCCTTTGTTGTGCCACTGTTCATGTAAAATGTAATCAAACGACCCATTGCATCCCTAATTGGCATGCGGTCAGATGGCAACACGCGATGTCCTTCCCGCTTTTCTTCATCCTTCGGGAATGCGCCCATGACGGTGCTTAACCACTCGGGTCGTGTGCCGTTTTCATCGTATAGTGGTGGCAAACGGTCATCGGGATTGCGTTGTTCGTTAAACAATTCAATGGCTTCCTGCACGGCTTCCATTGCCAAGTGATATGAGAACGGAATACCGTGGTCGCTTCGCCCAACAAGTGGCAAACCGTCAGTTGATTGTGCAAATCCCTTCTTTTCAATGAAATCATGGATACCTTTGACTACGGCTTCAACGGGGAACAATACTCTTCCGTTGCCACCTTCATCGCCACCGAATTCGTGATTCCATCCCGATATTCCACGCCCGTTTGGAACATGGGTATCGTGATGTCCGTGTGCATGGTGTGTGAGTGTTGCGTATTGACCCGTTGCAGGGTCAATGTTGTGATAATCAATGTCAAACGGATGGTGGTTTGCAAGCAATTCACCGTAGTGTTCGGGGTGATAACCCACTGGCACGATGTCGCCAGCAGCGTTTGTTGAATAAACACCCTTTGATTTGAGAATCATGTCATTGCTTTTGGCAATAACCATGTTGTGAAAATCAGACATTTGAACCTCCCCTTCTGCTATACATGCCAGCAGCGTCAGCGCCCCAATATCGGGGGTCGTCTTCGGGGTCAGATTCGGTTGCACCTTCGTTTCGTGATGTCTTTTGAGGTCCGTTGGACGGTGCTTCAACCATACCGTCATTGTTTGACCCACCACCTGATATGCCCATCAAACTCTTTCGTGGCAATCGTGATAACAAGTGCTTCAGTTCACGAAGCAGGTCTTTGAATTCGTGTGTGTCAATGGATGTGAGACCAGGTCCGAGATGACGGACATATGCCTTTGACACTTCCACCAATTCTTCCAATTCTGCCTTTGCAATCCGTGGCATACGGGGCGCACGGGGCTTTGGTGGACCTCGCAATGCACGGCTAGGACCTTGACGCATTGCTTGAGCCTGACCTGGCATCAATCGCATCCTTCCCGACCCTGCTTGACCTGGATATCTCAATTGTCCCAATTGTTCACGGGGAGCGTGTGGTGTATATGGCAACATAACACCTGCACCACCAGCGCCACGGTATGCGGATTGACGACCCAACCATGAAATGTACTTGCCAGGGTTTTCCAACCGACCAGGTCTTGGCTTTCCGACCAATGAACCGACACCCAAGTGGTGTGGGCTTAGCGTATATCGCTGACGCATCATACCCGTCTTTGAATTTGAACGAAGGCTTTTGCCTCCCTGCCCTTTGATGTTGCCAAACAACCGTTGGTGAACGGATGCACGACGCTTTGTTGAAGCCCACGGACTTCTTCCACCGATTGGTCGTGGGAATGCAGTTACTCGGTGTGCTTTTCTGCCTTTGACACCGCCAGGTCCGATACCTGACCGCATTTTGCGGTCAACAGATTCCAATGTTTCAGTGCCAACGGGGTCGCCCAACACTTTGAGAAGCAAACCGTCCCATGCTTGTTCCATTGCTTCGCTTCGTGTCAGTCCGAATGCACCCATTGTCGGCAGTTGTGGTGGGATTTCACCCATTGCCGACCCCGTGCCTGTTCGTGCGCCAACGGCTTGGTCAAGATTTTCGCCCATGCTTCCCGCAGGACCTGTGTTTTCCGAGATTTCGTTTTGTTCAGCCAACGGTGTGGATTCTTCAAACGGTTCTTCTTCGTGGTCTTTCTTTGTTGAAATTTTGAGATGTTGCAATCCCGTCCACTTGCGTTGTTGTTCTTCACGGGATTCCTTCTTCTTTTGCGATTCCAACTCCCTTTGGTCGGGGTCGCCAGGTGCATAGACTTCTTCATCATCCGCATACATGAATTCTTCAGATTCACTGCGCGGACTATACATCCGTGTGTCAGAACCAGTGCCTTGCTTCACGATTCTTGACACACCGAACCACCTTACTGCATTTTTAGTAGTTCGCTAAGGACTTGCGCCCCAAAGTGTTCGGCTTTGGTTGTGATTTCGGGTTTGCTGTCCCGTGTTTTGGCTTCAGCCCGCAACTCGGACAACGCAGACGATGTCGTGTCGTCGTCGTCATTAGCGGGGTTATCAATGTGTGCCATAACTTCGGGGTGGTATCCTACGCTTCCACCTTCATCATGCCCTGGTTTGTGTGGCATGCCGTGATGTGGGTCATCAGGGTTTTCGGGGAAAACGCCAACACTGTGTGGAACATAAATCAGTTCGTCTTTGTAGCGAAACACATCATGCGGTTCATCATCCTTCATTTCTGTTCGCAAAAACTTGGCATCATCGGGCAAACTAACGCCCTTTAGAATACTCATCATGTCTTTCAGTACACTCATACGAAATCCTCCACTATTGATTCAAAGGTGGAACGGATACGGGATGCCAAATTGTGATAGAAGTCATGGATTTCAGCAGGACCTGTAAATGGTCGTGCCATGTCATCACAAAATTGGTCAAATTGGTTGACCATCAAAGCAAAGCGTTGGCGCAATGGCCAGGCTTCTTCGGGGTCATCGTTTTCATATACGGCTTCAACGGTATCACGGAGCATTGCTACAAATTCATAGCGTGAATCTGCCCAACCTTCGGGGGTTGGTGCGATTCGCCCGACCAAATCCACCCAAACTCCAACGCTCGCTTGAAGCGTGTTGAAGAATGTGATGACATCTTCTTCGGGGATTGCGCCTTCTTCGGTCAAAATTTCTGCGCGTGGCATTTCCACACACATTAAATCGGCTACGGGAACGGAAACATAAGTCGGTTTGTCATTCATCTTGGCTCACCTCAATTACATCCGACGCATCCGTATTCAATAAGGATTCCCGCACCCGTCGCCATGTGTCGGGCGATTCTTTCGCCAATTCAATCTTCATGATGTTGATGGTGTCTGCCTTCATATTGGTTTCAGACAACGACATCCCCGTGCCGTCTTGGATTTTGATGATGTCCTTCACCGTTTCACGGACTTCTTTGCTCAAGCCCGTCAAATTACGGACATATTGCGGGTCATTTCTGTCGGCTTCATCCAACATCAATTCCAATTCCCCGTTCAACCGTTCAGCGTTCTTTCGCAGTTGGTCAATCTCTTCGCCAGCAGCCAACGCAATGATTGGGGCTGCTGATGCTTTGACGATTGGCTTCAAATGATGACGCATGTGGTGATAAACAGTGGATTCAGCACATCCCAATAGTTCTGCAATGTCAGCAGATGGGAAGCCTTCAATCATGTAGCGATGTTCAAGTTCTGCCCGTTGGTCGGATGTGCAAACTACGCATTGTGAATTTGAACCCATGTGATATTCGCCCATGTGATTGCGAAAATGGCGGTCAGATGTGCCTTCACGCCATCCCATGTCCTTATCCAATTGCTTCGGGACACTGATTCCCGACACCAAATCCTGTTCAAAAGAATCGCGTGATTCATGCACACAAAAGGGACATGACTTGCGTGTGATTCTCTCCGCCATTGGTCAGTCGTAGCAATGGTTATGAAATGAACCTTTTGTAAAACTACTATGGGCAGGTTGGGTCGTGCGCCAAAAAAGAACTCGTTGCCAAAAACACTGAAAGAATTGGGTGTAGCGGGCATTGACATTGCGTTGGGGCGCACAGTTTCGCCCGCCAAAGCGAATGAACGGTTGAGTATGTGCAAAGATTGTGAATACTACAACGGTTCACGGTGCAAACTGTGTGGTTGCTTTATGCAAACCAAAGTGGGGTTGAAGAATTCCACTTGCCCGATTCATAAATGGGACTAGCGAGATAACCGACGATATACCGTCCCCGCCAATACGAAGAACCCCATGACCATGACGACAATCCATGTGAGATTGTCGCCACTCAATTGGTTGCCACGGGTTGCCAAAATAAGGAATGCACCGAGGAATAGTGAAATCACTTGCACCATAATCATGTCAACCATGACACTGTTGCTTGTGTCATGCATGATTTTCCAGCCATCGGATAGTTGACCCACAATGCTTGTTTGTGATTTTGGTTGTTGACCTGGTTGCAAAATTGTATCACCGTCCCGTCAATACTGACCTTACAAATCCACCCGCACCTTGTCCCACAGATTGCAACACCCCTGGGTCTGCCAATGCGTTATCCAACATACCTTGCATCATGCTTTGTTGTGCCATTTGCAACAGTTGTTGCTGTTGCATGAGCGATTGTTGCACGGCTTGATTGCAGTTTGATTGCAATTGCGTCATGTCGGCTTGGATGTTTTCGGGTGATAGCGTTTGCAAAGGCGTTGGCAACGATGTTATGTCAACACACAGGTTGCCGTCTTTGTCTTCAGTGAATTTTGCGTTGCGAAAAAACTCAACCAACGATAGGTTGACGATGTTCGCAATGATGTTGGTCAGTGTTGCGAGATTTTGACCCGATAGGAATTGTTCAACGGGGCGTTGTTGATGCAACAACCGTGAAACGATTTCCAATTCGGATGGTGGCATCACGGGTTGGTTTGGATTGTACTGACCGCCCGTTGCACCCGCCATGAACGAATTCATTGCGGATGATTGTTGCTGATACGAATTGAATTGTGGGTGAGAACCGTATTGCTGACCGCCACCCAATGCCATTGGTTGTTGCGGTTGGGCTTCTTTGTTGCTGAACCACATCATAACACCCCAAGCATTGGCAGTTAATCAGGGCTTCGGCACTGCGGGTGCATTGAATTCCACTTGATTTTCTTGAATAAGGTCTTGCAACATGCCAACTTGTGCAACTGCAGGTTGAGCCGAAGGAGCAGCATGCAACAGCGGGCTGTTGTCGCCCAATCGTGCGAATTGGCGTTGGTCAAACACAATAACAGTCAAATCATTCATGCCCGTTTCTTTGTTGGTGAAGTGTTGGATGGGAATGCCATCAGCCTTCAACATTCGGAAGAACTCTTCATATTTGACAAGTTGATGTGGAGTGTTGTCATTGTTTGACTTTCGCACAGCAGCGATTGGCACGGCAACGGTGGATACGCCACGCTTCAACTTGTCTTTGAGTGTGCCTTTTTCAGTTTCGTGTGCTTTTTCTTCTTCGTCTTCCCATTGGCAAAGCAAATCGTATAGATGCAAATGTTCGGGGCAATATGTCGCAGTCAATGTTCGTCCACTGGTCACTCCTTCCCGTGCCAAAAATGCACGGGGTTGCCCACTTACTTGGTCAACGAAATACTTGTCCCAAAGGGACAATCCCGTTTCTTCATCACGAATATCGGCATAGATGTTGCCAACGATTTGCAAAAGGTTGCCAACATCACAACCATCAACAGCACACTGCGTGGTGTTGTGATTGTATCGGTATTTACCGCCAATCCATCGTCGTGGCGACCACCATTTGCGTTTCATTGGTTTCAACAACTGATACGCTTGCTTGATGTCTTTTCGTCTTCGTTTCTTTGGGTTCGGATGCACACTTGGATAGAAATTGACCTTCGGTATTTCAATGTGCGGTGTTTGTTCGGCAGCAGCCATCATTGCACCCTGCGCTTGAGCAGCGCTTTGTAGTTGATGCACATTCATGTTGGATTCGGCTGATAACTTCACCAAATCTGCTTGTGTGTTCATTGCCAATTGGTTGTATTGCATTTGTCGGTTCTTATCAAACATTTTTTTCAACTCCCTAACATGTTCATGAGACTGTTCTCAACATTCCACCCGATGCGGGTTGCCATCATACTCACCTGACATACAACCCCATGCTTCTGCAATTTTATCATTGCGGGTCGGAATGGGTCAAAAATGCGGTGTTCCCGCAATCGTTGTTGTTGCCAAAGCACACTTGCTTGCTCATCCCACCACTTGTCGGCTTTGTTTGCAACCAAAAATACGAACTTGGGTTTGTACTTCTTCCCTTTGATTCGTCTTGACCACCTTCGGTATCGGTATCTGCGTTCAATGATTGAATCAACGAGATATTCAAAACCTGCAATGGCATCAACAGCGGCAGTACCACCAGTTCGTGAACGGTCATCAAACATGAAAATGATTCCTTCCACTTGTCGGTCAACCATATCGTCAACCCATAGCGACCAAAATTTGCGTTCACCACCGAGGTCTGCCGAATGCACCACACGCTTTTTCCCTTCATATCGGATACGCTTCCGTGTTGGCATTGGCAAAACATAGTCCTTGCCAATCAGTTTTTTGAAATGGGTGGTTCGGTGTTTTTCGCCCAATTCTTCCATTTCGCCAGGTGTGGTCATATACATGTCAAGTGTGGTTTTGCCGACTTCGGTAGGTCCGTAAATGCCGACCCTTCGTGGCTTCCAATAATCGTACAACTCTTTGCCGTAAAGAGCAGCACCGAGCAACACTGTTCCTGCCAATCAAAACAACCCCGTAATCCAACCTAGCGTTGAATTTAGAACGATGTTGTAAAGGCTCACATCCGTGTAGTATTCCACACCCGATGTGATAATAGTTGCAATTGCAGAACAAATCAATGCCTTTACCCAACCCCATGTTCGCTCATACACACGGTCAACTTGATTTGCCATGTGCAATTGGCGCAGTGTTCCTTCAACTGCGTCGTCGCTTGGTGTTTTGAATAGCCAACCCATGTTCATTCCTTCTTATATCGCTTGTCAGGTTTGCCATCCTTTGTCAACGGCACTTCTTTTGTCAAATCAACACCGAGATTAACTGCTTCCTTCTTGTCGGTGCGGTGTTTTGGTGGTGGATTGAATTCGGACGGTTGTTCTTTGAATGTCTGTGGTTTCGGCTCAACAATCTGTGGGATGGCTTCATACCCTGACATTGACATTGCCATATACGCATCGGGGTTCTCTTCCAACATCCGCAACTGCTTTTCCATTTGCATCTGTCGCATTTTCAGTTCGGTTTCCAACTGTGCATTTGCAAATTGCGAGTTCATTTCACGCAATCGTGCATCACGCACTCTTTGGGTGCGTTGCCATTGGGCTTTGCTATCCATGTTGTCTTGTAGCAACAACTTGTAAAAGAAATACGACATACCTTGCAGGGTAAATGCCCCCATTGCATATGTCAAAGCGTTGCTATATGTGTCTTGACTTTTCAGCCACAAATCTGCGTCAAACACGGCAATAGCAGCCCCAACCAAAATGGATACGAAGCCGATAAAACCCATGACACGCAGTATGTCTTCATTCGTTTGAGCGTCTGTCATACAGTTCTCCCTCGGTATATGGGTGCAATTGCCCCTCAATAACCATTCCCATGAAACAGTATTGATATTATCATGTATTGTGTAAGACAATAATAGCCGTATTATTCCCATATGATACATGGGAATATCAATACGATGGGTGGGTCGGACGGGAGTGAAGGCGAGAGAGAACCAATCACACGGGCATCCGCCCGACCCGCATGCATGCTGGCTTATACGGCATATCAGGCTTGGCGTTGACGACTACCCGTTGATTGGGGTTCATCAGCGCGACCTCGGACACCAACACGAGCGGGCGCTCGCATTTCAGCACGACGAGATGTTTGGGCAAACGGATTGCTTGGTTGTTCATTTCGTTGTTTGAATGATTCCGCCAAATTGTCAAGAATGTCATCAGCGTCCCCATCTTCAGCCATTTCAGCATGGCGATGTTCGTGGGGAGCAGCCTCAACACGACCAGGAATTTGTGCGGTCAGTGTTCCCGTCTTCATGCCAGGGGCGATACCGCCTTGCACATCGGGCGAAGTGCCAGGGAAAAATTGACGGGATGGGATACCGAGTCTTCGCATTGCACCCATCAATCCACCACCGCCACGGGCTTTGGGTTCACGACCCGAATGGGGAATGGGTGGGCGACCTTCTTCCATGCGAGCCATATGATGTGCGGGGACATCTGCGCCACCACGCATTCTTTCGTAGTACTTTTCCGATGCGGGTGTGCGACCTACGCCACCCATACCTGACCCATCATCGCTTGGGTATCCACGGGGGACACCACGGCTACCGAACATACCGCCACCCAAATCGGGTGGGGTGATTCCACGGCTTGCCATAGCCAATTCTTTAGGTCCAATCGCTTTCATCACTGCGACTCGCATATCACTGCGTAGTGCAATGTAATTTATGAACATGTCTGCCATACGGGGTATCATGGCGGGTCAATCCGAACAAGCACACCGCCACAAAATTCAGTATGATACTGAATACGAATCGTCCCCCGAGCGCATCAAATATCGGGAAGAACTCAACCGTGAGCGAAGGCGAAGGGGCATTTACGGGCGTGGTGGACCTGATGTTAGCCACACCCGTGCAAACACATTGGTGTTGGAAAGTCCACACAAAAATCGTGCGCGACACTTCAAAGAGCGTGGGACTTTGAAATCAAACCCCGCACCCATTGACCAAGCGTGGTCAGTTTTGAAGCATCAATTGGATTGACAGTGCCAACGCCATTGTCATTCGCCCATTGCAACAATGTTTCAGTTGCCAAATTTGCACCCGACCCTTTGACAAACGGACACCCACCGATACCGCCAATGCTTGTGTCAAACTGACGAATGCCAACATCGTATGCCATTTGCACATTGCCGATAAGCGAATCCCCATGTTCGTTTTCATGCAAATGCACTGCCCACTTTGTTGACGGCATACGGGCAATGATGTCGCCAATGCGTTGAATGGATTGAGCATCGGCAATACCCGCAGTATCTGACAACACAACGGTGTAGCCCAACAATGCCGATTGTTGCAACACATTGGCTATGAACAAATCGTCATACTGACCGTCAGTGGGACAACCGAATGCGTGTGAGATATACACACGGATGTTTTCTTTGGGAATACCCCACAACATGCTACGGTATGTTGCATGCAACACTGCCAACGATGAATTAAAATTTTCAGCGTTGAATGTTTCCGATGGCGATAGGCACACATTGATGTTGGTTGCGCCCACTGCTTTTGCCCGTTCCAATCCTTTTTCGTTTGGCACTAGCACACTCAAATGACACGGCAATTTTTTGATTTCATTAAATACTGTTGCAGATGCGCTCATGTTTGGCACAAGTTTGGGATGCACAAAACTGCCGACTTCTATATTGCGGATTCCACAATCATACAATTGTTCTATCATGCTGACTTTGTCAGCCACTGACACATCACACTTTGCAGATTGCAGACCATCACGAGGTCCGACTTCGTAAATCTCAATCGTACTGCTTCCCTTCATGACGCAATCCACCCATGCACATGGCTTGCAGTTCTTCGTCATTTTGGAAAACAACAACATCTTTTCCGATGTCATCAAACAACGAAATTATATGCTCAATCAACGCTAATCCAACAATTGCGGTAATGACCCAACCCCACATATGAAGGGGTATGTCGGTGCAAAAAATAAACCTATCTGCCTTTGAGTAGTGAATCCCACGCTAAATCAATGGGGTCGCCACGAGTGAAACCTGTTTCTTCATTCCATCGTGTGCCTTGAAATGTCGGAATGTTTTGTTCGCCTTCCGTTTGGTCGTGTTCACTTGGCAAGTTCAATCCCATTTCACCTGCGATGTTCCTTTCATTGGGTGGGTGCGGTTCATTGTCAAACGCATTCGTCATTCTGCGTGTGCGTCGTGGGACTCGTGTGCGTCCTTGAATTTCTTCTTGTTCACGCTTCATGTCAGCCATCATGTCGTCGTTATCGGGCATGATACCCATACGAGTGTCGGGCATACCCGTGTTTGGGTTGATGAAGACTTCAAGACCAGGGTTGGGTATCTCCATGCCCGCTTCTTTCATGGCTTCCAAAATTTCGGGTGGGATGCCATCCATTGTCAGTGCTTCGGGATAGTTCTGCATAAGCCACCGTGCAAAGTCAACATTGTCGTCTTCCAAATCCATTTCCACTGCAGGTCTTGAATATGGGCGCACTCTTCTCATCATCTCAAACGGGTGGTGTCCGTGTGCCGCTGCATCTTCAAGGAAACCGTGCATTCGTGCCATTGCTTTATCGTCAATATCATTGTAGGTGATGTCGCCCGCTTCCAATGCTTCAAACAACGCTTGCATAGTCTTTGGGTCTGCCTTTGCACCAGTGGCTAATGATTTGAAGTGGTCAAATGCCAAATCTTCGGGTTCGTTGTCAACTAATATCTCGGGCAAGTCCATCCCAAACCTTTCATTCAACATGTTGCTGAGTGCGTAGTGCATTGGGTGTTGTGAATTGAATTCGTTTGGTTGCATTTGAGATGCAAGCAAATCAGCATATTTGTTGGGGTCGTTGTAAAACGCCATCATTTCTTCATCGCTCAACGGACTACCAGGATGCCCGCCCGCTGCTTGTCGCTCAAACATCGCTTCCATTTCTTTTCGGGCGCGTTCTTGTGCGCGTTGTTGCCGAATCTGCTCTTCTTCTTTTCGTCGCTTACCACGGTTGCGAGCCAATGACCCACTAAGGAATGCAGTTTTACCCGCTTGGTCTAGTCCCGCTTTTCCTTCGGGTCGCCTTTTTCCTTGTGGCTTTCCTGCTTTGCGGTCTTCGGCACTCAATCCCATACGACCTTGTTGCGCGATTTTGTTGCGCTCAGCCTCTTTGCGTCCACTGCTTTGTGGTCGCACATCACGGTTTTTGCGATTCCTTGCGCCAGTGCCACGCAATCGTTCTTCAAGCACATCGCCCCTCTCTTCTTGGTCTTCTTCATCCCAATCCAACTTGGCAAACAATGTAGCCCATGATTTCAATGTGTCAGTGCTAAATTGCGGTTCGTCAAAAGCGCGTGGATAACCTGTAGTGTCAATTGCTTCTTCATTGTCAGGACCGCCTTGGGTCGGGTAATTTCGCCCACCTTGTCCCGCTCTTTTCCGATAAGGGGCGAGAGAGTCATAGGAATTTCGTGCGCGTCCCCCTCTCAATTCCACTTTTGTACTGGGTTTTTCAAAAATCGGACCTGGACTGTTTGCTTCCAATGCTTCTTGTAATGCTTGTTCACTTACTCTTTCCATCTGTCTGCTTCTCATGCCCTGTATAGCAGGGTGCATAGTTTGACGGGAAAAATGTCCGTGTACTTGCTCAATATCAGCCTTGAGAACTGCCCATGCAATATCCATCGGTTCGCCCGCATTCTTTTGGTCGTCATCGCCTTCTTCGTCTTTGATGTCAAACAACGACTTCTTTGGTTTTTCAGCACCTTTGGCTCGTTGTGATGTGTTCCTTCGTGCGGGCGGTGCAGGTCTTGGATTCTTCTTTTGAGATTCAGCCAATGCGCCAATGTCAGCGAACATGCGTTCTTCATTGCGCTTTTGTTCTTCGGTCATCACTGACCCTTTGGGGTCAACGGGCAGATTCGCCATTGCTTGTTCACGATTCTTCTGTTCTCTTGCCCTTCTTCGGTCAGCCAATTTTTGTGCGGGCGTTCTTTGACCGCTTTCTTCCAAATCAGTTGTGATTGCACCGCCAGTGGCTTCCGCCATCTCCCGTGCCATCTCAAGCAATCTGTCGTTTTCTTTTTCTTCTTCAGTTCGCTCGTCCCGTGGCAAATGCCGTCTTGTGTAGTTTCGTAGTGGCGCTCGCATTGGCAATCCTTCAACTCGTTTGGTGTCTTTGACACCCGCTTCTCGTTGTTTTGCACTTTGCACATTCATGCGCCCCGTTTTGAATTCACGACCATGCACACGACCAATGGCTTCATTCAATCGGTCTTCTGCCGACATTTCATCCAATTTTTTGCGTTGCTTTGGTGTGATGACACGCACACGCTTCCCTGCGTGGTCTTTGTCATCACCGATAAATTCACGATACCAATTCGCAGTTTCTTCACCACGGTCTTTCACTGAAACCTTATTCGCACCGAGTCTGCGTTGACCTTTTTCGGGTGCAAGCAGATTGTGAACATCAACGGGAATGCCACGACCCATTGCTTGCATCATTGCATCATTCGTCCAATTGTCATGCAGTGGATGGTGAATTCCCAACATGTGCGTGGCATTGTCAAGAATTTTACCGTTGCGTGTGCCGATGGCAGTGTATTTTCCATCGCCTTTGAAATCGGGCGGGATAACTTTGACGGGAATGTTGTTGTCATTCGCCCATCGCTCAACCATTTCATCAACGCCACCATGACCGCCCGTGATGATTGAATCGGGCATACCGTTCTTGTCAATCCATGCACCCATCTGGTCATCAATAACACCCAATGCGTCATAGTACTCATTCAACCGATTCATTGGGTTGATTGGCAACAATTCGTTTGGTGGGAAATTGCCGAAGTCTTTGTGTCCGAGAACTGCCAAATGTGTTCCTTCCAATTCGGGCTTTGGTGCTGCTGGCGCTGCTGTTTTTGCGGGCGCTCGCACTTTTGCCTTTGGTGCAGTGGCGGGTTTGGGTTCGTTGCCCGTTCCGCCAAATTCGGGGGTCAAGTTTGCCATTGTCCCGCCCGTCAACACTGACAACAAATCTTTTGCTTCCGCAATTTGTCGCTTTTGGTCAGCGTATTCGTCTTCTTCTTCGTCGTCGTCATCGGAAGCATAGTCAAACAATGACTTCTGCTTCAGCATATACCATGCCTTGTCAATAGCCGACATATGTAGTGGGATGTCAGCGCAGGTTATGGAGTTAACCACGATTTCGCCTTCTTTTTTCCGCCAACACTTTTTCAACCGCTTTGCGGTCAAATTGGCGCAAATGTGCGACATTGCGTGGCATCACCACAATTTGTGATGGGTCGGGCATGTCGTCTTTACCGACAACACGCACCCCACCACCGTCTTTGATATTCCGTGCAGGTCCTGTTGTTGGCATATCACCAATCGGTGCATCACCACGAATACCCACTGCAACATAATTGCCTTCGGGGTCGGCTCGCCATCGTGATGCACCATGACCATCTGCGCCCGATGGGTCATCGCCCATCATTGACCAAAATTGCTCGGGATACTTGCCTTCCAAATAGTCGGCAATGTGTTGCAATGGTTGTGCGCTGATTTGCTGAATTGGTGGTTGGTCGGGGTAATCGGGAATCCAATTGTACAACTTTGTTTGTCGTTTCAACAACAACCATGCAGTGTCAATTGGCAACATGCATATCACGGAAACCTTTCGTCATATGCCTGTTGTGCATCAGCAATCGCTTGCAATGCGCTTTGCTCATAATCACCAGTTATTGCTTCTCGCTTGTCAGTCATTGCATCACCCTTTTTCCGTGCGTCTGCAATTGCATCCATTTCATCACTATTAGTGCGTCCATGACTGTGTGGATAAAGTGCTAATTGCCTTCGCAATTTGTTTGGGTTCATATTTGCCAATCTCGGATAATTCTTACTGTATGCTTCTAATGCATCTTCTAGTGCCGTTGCCCATACATTGTTGGACGGGCTATCGCCCAATGGCACTTGTTCAGTCGTGCGATAACCGCCACGGGATGTCGCAGTTTTGCGTTTATCCATGTCCCCACGAGTCCATCGTCGTGGCACACCTTCATGTATTGGCAATCTGCTCAATTCATCTTTTTGCTCAATGGCGTTTCTCAAAGCACGACCACGCAGTTTGCCTTTCATCACACTCCATGCCATATCAATGGGGTCGCCTTTGACCATCGTTGGCTTTCCACCAACACCTTGCTTTTTACTGCGTTTGCGTTGCGTCATTGCCCGCTTTTCGCCTTTGCTGTGATGCCGTGCAAGTTTTGGTGTCTTGCTACTGACACGCTTTGATGGTCGGCACTTTGGGTATCCACGCTTGCTTTTGTTCGCTTTACTGCGACCACACGGGGGATGCGAACCGTCTTTGTTCGTGCGTGATACATCCACCCACTTTTCTTTGAACCAACGATTCAGGTTTTTGACAACCATGACATCTTGGCAACCGCACAATTCACCATCCATTAACCAAACCTCCGTCTGTCTTTTCTTCGTTCAGCGGCAATCAGTTTGTCCCATTGTTCGGCAGTTTTTATGTTATTCGCTCTTCGCAAATGTGGATTTCTTGCTCGCAATCCCATAATTTCTCTAAACCGTTGTTCTTTTTGCCGTGGGGTCAATTTGTTGGAAGTCAACGATATTGTACCATCCTTTCCAACTGATGTGCGAGTCGGTGAATCAAGTTGTTGTATGATGTCCGCGATGCCCCGCATGGGATGGTCTTCGCTAACTCTTTGACCAAACATAGCAGCAAGCATCCCCTTTGCACCTGCGTTTCTATGTTGATGAGCATTGAGGTCATGCATCAATTCTCGGTGTGCTGTAAGTGCTGATTCGGGATACTCCATAATGACGGCTGGGTGTTCGGTTCGTGCAGTTGCATCTATGTCTTGACTATATTTGCCATATTTACTGTCTCTTAAATCGCCCACCCCTGGTTGGTTATCTGTGGTTGCATGACCCCATTCGTGTGCGTTCAATCTCGCCAACGCATTTGCAGTGAATTTGTCAGCGTCAGCGTCAGAAAAGCCCATGTTTCGTCCATAAGGCAAAATCGCAGCCAAATTGACATTTACCGTATCAGTCCACGGGTCATAATGCCCCGCCCTGTCCCGTCCATCAAACTCCAAATTGTAGTCAGCGTCATCACTTTTCAAAAATGACCAAGCCGTATCAAATGGGGTCATTTCTTCTTCCCCTTCCCCTTAAACTTGCCACGGCAGTATTGAACTGCCCAACCATTGGCATAAGCGGAAGGATAGACCTTGAATTTGCGCTTAGCAGCCGCTTTTCCTGCGGGGCATAACTTCTTTTCCAAATGGTCAAACGCAGCGTTTGTAGCAACACACAAATCGCAATTGCCACACCCCGTCATGTCATCACCACTTCACTTTGTCTGCCCAATACGCTGCTGACATCGGACCTCGTGCGATGTTCTTGCGGTGTCGTGCTTTGAATGACCTTTGCCGTGCCTTTTCCTTCGGTGTCTTTGGATTTGCACCCGCACCTGACTTACCTTGTTGACCAAATCGGATGGTTTTCACTTTGCCACCTGACCGTGCCACTACAATGTGCGATTTCTTGCCATGACCTGGTGTGCGCTTCGGTTTGTTGTATCCCGACACACCCGCACGGGCAAGCCGTGGGTCTTTTTTGCCCTTTGCAAATGACGCATTGATACTCTTTCGGAAACGCTTCATCTTCTTCATTTTGCATCCCGTTTCGGGTGTGCAATCGCACATCCCCATTGATGCAATGTCGCATAATTCGTCGTCATCTGACGGATAATGCAGTTGCAATGATTTGTTGGTCGTTTCATTTTCCAACTTGCATTCACCATCGGCACAACCGCATCCACGGGCTTTGCCTACGCACCCCGTTTTCAAAAACAACCATGCAGTTTCGTGTGCCGTCATCACACTACCCGATGCGAAAGAATGCAATAAACTAATCGTTCTTCAATAATTGCCATGCAATATCCATTGGCTCACCTTTCATTTGGTCTTGCCACGCCATCCGCTCATCTGCATTCTGAATTCCAAAATCGGGATATTCGTCAGTTTCATTGAAAACTCTGCTCATGGCTTGCTGATTGTTATCTGTGTTGGGTTGCATGTCAATTGATGTATGACCACGCAAATTCAACTCGTCTAACACTTGCTTGCGTTCTTCCGCATGCTCAGGCTTAATCATCCACAACAAATTGCCTTCCAATTCTTCCGTAGTGATGTTAGCATACGGGCGTGGGTGCAATCCCAACTCCATTTGCCGTTGGCGTTCTATCTGTTCGTCTTTGGATTCTTGTGGTTGGGCATCGTCTTCAACTGCACCAATGCTCAACAACAAATCCAACAAACCTTGCATCACTTCGGGTGGCATATCATCATCGTCATCGTCATCCACTTTCAACAAACGATACGCCAATTTCATTGGCTCACTGTAGCGGAACATGGCATCCTTTTCCGAAGAACTACCCCCTTCACCACATCGTTCTTCGCATATCATCCGCTGATGCGGAATCGCATGTTCTTGACCACAATAAAAACAACTGTTGCTCATTTTTATGACCCCTTATCACATTCTTCCTGCCTGTCTTTCTGATTCTGCCCACGCTAACCATCGGTCTAATTCCCGTTGGAAATCTTCGGGGTCAATCGCCAATGTTGGGTCATGACCCACTGCATTGTTGATGTATTTGATTGCGTCATTCATGTATTGATGCCCGTCAGGGTGGTCGTCCATTATCGCATGATGAGCGAACTGCAACGGCAAATAGTCGGGCATGTGCTGTTCCATCAATTGACGAAACATGCCAGGATGTTTCTGTTGAAGCGCATCAATCCACCCTTGACCCATATCAGTGAAACCATCAAGGAATGGCGAGAACTTCATGTCGGGGTTGCGAGCCAACACATGCGGAAGCATTTCAGCCAAGCCTTCAGCGTATCCACGACCACGGACATCTTCATCCACATGTAGTGCTAAATCCCGTTCTGTGCTTATGTCAGGTACAGTTTCTTCCGACAACGGGTGATACACAAGTTCACCATTCGGCATAAGCGTTGACCCAATTTCCAAACTCCCACGGTATGTAGGTCCGTATGGAGTGGGCTTTTCGCCAATATGCCCAGTCATTTGCCCACGCTCTTTGTCATGCTCAAAATAAACGGGAACATCCTTTTTCTCTTCGGGGTCATAGAACTGACCTTCATATTCATCCATGTCGTCATCAGTGTTGACCCGTCGCACGGTTTCGTGCCGTAGTGGGGCTTTGACGACATGCGTTTTGAGAAGCAACCATGCTTGCTCAAACGCCCCCTGCATGGCACACGCTAAGTGCGACTGCCCGATAAACAATTCCTTCCAGAAAAATTTTTTTCGCGATAACGCGCGCTGCTAGGAAGGGCAAAACTGACGGGTAAAACTGTCCCTCCGCCTATCTGCGGGTAAAACTGACGGGTAAAACTGCCACTGCCACCCTCGGTGGCACACTGACTGCACCGCACTGCGGTGGCACTGTCTGAACGGCGCACTGCGCCACTGTGGTGGTGGGTAAAACCTCACACACACAGACAAGCACGGGCAGTGCTAGGCACTGCCCTACACATGCGTGTAAGTACCCAACCAACGGTTGGGTAAAACTACAGCGACGGTTCGCCCAAACCGAATCAGTCGCGCAGGCACAGTGGCTAGTGCCACTGTGAAGCCAGCCCCCTTCATCCCAACCGTATGGTTGGGCAATCTCATTGTCATCCCATCTGATACAGGGTAAAACCGTAGGGTAAAACCACCGAACCCTACCCCAAACATCAGGTAAAACACAGGGTAAAACTGCCGACCAAAAGTGAAGGGAAAGTGATGGGAAATCGCAGTTTGGTTAAATACCCCTCAAACAACACCATTTATGGTGAAACAAATGTTGAATACCAAATACGAAGAAACCAACGAAGCATTGATTGAAGCGATTACCAACGATTTCCTCGTTGGCTTGTCTGATGACCGAATGGATGATGGCGTTGCCATCATTTCCACATTGGTGCATTGCACCAATGTCCTCTCTGGCAACACCGAAGGTGATAAGAAACTGGCAGCCAAAGACATCCGTGATGTCTTTGAAACAAAGAAGCGAAGTTATGCCGACCTTGTCGGCATTGCTACCGAAGCCCTCAACCAACCTGAAGGTTGGGTTGACCGAATCAATGCCATCCTTGATGGCATGGAAGCCGAAGAAGTCAACGACCCTGTCGTTGAAGAAGACAACACCGAAGTGGTGGCATCTGCCACCACCCCTGTTGATGTCCCTGACATCAACGGATTGGTTGCCTCCGCTGTTGCTGAAGCAACAGCACCAATCATGGCAATGCTTCAATCAGCGATTGAAACCATGAAGACCAACCACAACGCTGTTGTGGTTGTTGATGACCCAACTCCTCAACCGAAGGTTGAAACCCAACCGAAGGTTGAAGCACCATCCAATCCTTCGGGATTGGATGAAAAGAAGTCCTACGGCAACCCGAAGGGTTGGTCGGACAAAACCCACTACTCGGTTTCTGTTGTTGCCGACTTCGTCGGAACAAACAAAACCGATGCCAAATACGGAGTATTTGTTTGCCGTGGTCTGACTCCTGAAGAAGCGACCCTTCAGGGTCGGAAGGTCGTCCTCCGAAGAATCATCCAAACCATTGACAAGGTCAATGGAAACAAAGCAATCACCAAAGCCACCCAATCCGAGGATTGGATGGCGGTTGCTTCGGATTCCTTCGGAATCACTGATGCTGTGTTGGATTCGTTCTTGACGAATCCCAACAAATTCCAACAACAGTCCCGAAGGACTGGTGAATCCCTTCGTTCCCGTCTCGGTATCACCGATACCGAAACCTTCCACAACCTCGTTGTGGAATTGATTGATGCCAACCCTCAACCGAAGGTTGCAGCAAAGCCGAAGGCTTCCACCTCAACTCTGTTGACCATGAAGACCGAACCAACGGTGCAACCGAAGGTTGCACCTGCGGTTGCCACTCTTGACCCTGACGAAGTCAAAGCGGTCATGGCGACCTTCGGTATGACCTTTGCTGAGGCAAAGGCTTACCTCACCGAGTAATCGGTGAACGGGGTTGGCAACCCCGACCCACCTTCGGTGGGACTCGGTTGACCACCGCCCTTCGGGGCGGTGGTTGACCACTCGTTCTCCTTGTTGGTTTTGGGGGGCAGGGCTATCGCCCTGCCTCCCTTTTTTTTATACGCGCGCGATTCTCCACCCCTCTTGAGGGGCTTCTCCCTCATGCGTGTGTAGGAATCGGTTTGATTCTGCAGTGGTTCTGCACCGATTCTGTATCCAATCCTAGTGGATTGACTAGTGTTTTGCCGTCTTCTGTGTCATGCTAGTGCATGACACTGCATCCATTTTGATTCAATGGCAGACCAGACCCAGTGGATTCAGTGGTTTTACCCAGTGAAAACGACGATGATTAGCAGGTAAAACAGCAGGTTCACTGCAGGTAAAACTGCAGTGGGTTGTCGTTTCGTACGACAGTGTCGGCTTAGTGCCTCCACTGCCACTCCAACCATACGGTTGGAAACCCTACAGATTCTGGATGACACTGCATCGCCTCCCCGAAACCTGATGTCCCCCATATCAATCGCTGTGGTTGCCCTGCCGACCACCCATCAGGGTTATCCAAACCCCTACTAGTATGCCGATGAGATGGCATGGATGATTCAGCATGATGATAGTGCGTCCGTAGTGGACGCAGTTGTTGTGCAGTTTTGCTGTAGTGTATTGATATTATTCAGTATTGTATTAAACAATAATAGAGTATATTTATCCTAAAGGATACAGGATACGACCAAAGGTAATACAGTCCAATACGATACAGAATAATATCGGGACAACCGCCGATTAAATACCCCTCAACCATCACCATCTTTGATGGTATCAATGGATGAAATCAATGAAATGGAAAGGAAGATGGGTGGCTTTGTCATCAGAACGAATCAAAGAAACGAAAAGGTGTTTTGGGTGGTTGGCAATCGCAAAAGGTTGCTGTATCGTCATCAAATGACCACTGGCAAGTTCTTCAACAAAGACGACAAAGAAATGTCGGCAAAAGCGGTTCGTGAAGCCAAAGCCTTCATTGCTGAAATGTCAAAGCCGAAGTCGTTGTTCGCTATCAAGTCCGAAGGTGATTCCCAATGAAGACCCAACTAGTTCATTGGGTTGAAGGTGGTTCAATCACCACTGGTGCTGATGTTCCCGTTGTTTGCCAATCCCATGCTGGTTTCATTGAATGTCCTCACTGTGGCAACGATAAGGCATCGGTATTATCTGACATGGAGAATGGTCATCCCAACACTATGTGGAGAACCGATTGTGGTGATTGCGACCACAATCAGCATGTCTATGTCATTGAACTGAACAAGTATGCTTTTGCTTACCTCAAGTCCATTCGTTTCAATTGCATTGAAGCGATAATGAATTGGGGTCATCAGTACTCAATGATTGGAGAACAAGTCGCCAAAGACCGTGCCACACTCAAAGAGATACTCATGGATGACCAACGACTTGATGGTTTTGACATGGAGTACTTGTTCGGTGATGATTGGAAGGAAGAGTTCGGTATCACTCAATCAATTGAGATGACCTATGATGGTGTTTTCTATCATGGTTATCGTGGTGATGTTCCCACTGAAGTCATTGCCGAAGGCAAAGACGCAGTTCGGATATGGTTGACTGAACATGGTGAACCGATGCCGTATGACTATGATGCTTTTGACAATATCAGATTCAATGGAAAGAAGGATGTGGAATGATGACTGAATGCGACTGTAGCAACATTGGATTTGTGAACAACGATTGGCTATGTCTTGATTGTGGAGACAAGGTTGAACCACCGAAGGACGACGATGAGTTCCTCAAGATGGATGAGATGTTGAACGAAGCAACGGGTTGTCCCCACTATGAACTCATTATTGATTCAATTCAAGAACACTTTGACAATGCCCCTGGCGACTTGATACCTCAAGATGTATTGCTGAATGCCATTCGGCATTATGGCAAAGCGTTGGAAGATGCACTGAAACTAAATGAAGCCATGAAGAAATCCCTTCGTGAGTATTTAGACATTGAACACGGGTGGTGCTGATTTTGTTGTTAAATACCCCTCAACAAACACCAAAGGTGATGATTGAAATGGAACGAAGTTATTGGTTTGAAGAAGCGGTGTGGACTCGTTCATGCACTGGTTGTAAAAAGGTTGGAACACAAAAGGTCGTCAAGATACTCGGTGATGCCCCTGACCAAACCCATGCTTTAGTTCGTTGTTTCAATGACAGATGCAATTGGAATGATTGCAATTTGCACTTGGTCTTCAACAAGCCCGAGTTCAATGGATGGAAGCCGAAGGGCATTGATGTTCCAAAGACGATGGTGAAACCATCGCCACAAAAGAAACCCACTGTTGGTTTGGGTGCTTTCTTGAAAGCAAAGCCAACAACCCCAAAGCGCAAGTCGCTGTTTGACCTATGAGGTGAAGAAGATGAATGAAAGAAAACCATACAGACCTGCTGATGAATTTGATGACATGGCTGGATTTGAACCAACGGAGTGATTGAGATGACGAATTTGTTTGACATAATGAACAGTAAGAAGACACAACCAAAGAAGGAAGACCCGACAACGGTGTTGTCGGCAACGCAGTTGCATCAACTGTGTCAAGCCATGAGTGGTCGGGGCGCACCGACTCAACATGATGACATGGGATGGTGCAAAGACACTTGGACTGAAGGTAATCGGCTTGCCGATTTGCCATCGTTGAATCGTGAAGATGCCTATCAAGCATCAGTCATCCTTTACAAGTTTGCCAACACTCAACTGCCATTGATTGCCGATGGCTTTGGGTTCAAGTGCAACAATGAAATCATGTGGGCGACTCGTCAGCATTTGAAACTGAACACCCTTGTCTTCAAAGACAATTGGGGTGAAAGGATTGCACTGCTCGGTTGGTATAATACCGATGCCAAAGACGCACTCAAAGCGGAACTCAAGTTCCCCGCCATTGCTTGGACTACATCGGACAAGATTCCCGACTTCCCTGACCCCAATGTTCACGGTGCTTGGACTATCCAAAACAAACCCGATGTTGTTTCAAAGGTCGTTGAGATTCTTCAACGGTTTGACATTGACTTCGCTGACCAAGTGGATGCCATGCCGATTCAAAGTGAGCAACCACCGACTAAGGCAACAGCGACCCAACCGAAGGTTGACCCACGGTACAAAGCCATCGTCAACATTGATTCACTTGAGTTGACCTGGCCCTTCCTCAACAACAATGCCGACATTCGTTCAGCCATCAAACAAGTTGATGGTTGGAAGTGGGATGGTGAAAAGAAAGTGTGGCGTATTCCTTTGGCTCAAGCCACCCGTGTGGCTGATTTGGTTCGTCCCCACTCCGCTCAATTGGCTGATGCCATCATCGCTGTTCCCGAAGTGGCAACGGCATTGGAAGCCACGCTAAAGCGTGTTCAATTGTCCCAAGCAGTGGAAGCACCTGATGTCATGGTTGATGACATCAAGCAAAGACTTGACGGCAAATTCCCCGATGGTCTTGAGTTGTTCCCATTCCAATATGTCGGTGTCGGATTCATTGAGGCTGCTAATGGCAGGGCAATGATTGGTGATGAGATGGGTGTTGGAAAGACCATTCAAGCCATCGGCTATGCCGTTCTTCATCCCGAACTCTGGCCTTGTTTGGTCATCAGCCCTGCGAATGTCAAGTACAATTGGGGCAAAGAAATCGCCAAGTGGATTCCCGATGCTTCATGCACTGTTGTGAAGAACGGCAAGTCCATCATTGAAGATGCAGATTTCACCGTCATCAATTATGACTTGCTTGCCAAGCGAAAGGATGAGTTGTTGGCAAACGGATACAACCTTGTCATCATGGATGAATCCCACTACATCAAAGAAGAAAAAGCACAGCGCACTCAAGCCGCGATTGCCATTGCCCAACAATCAACGGGGTTGATTTGTTTGACGGGGACTCCCATCACCAACCGACCTGCCGAGTTCTTTACACAGTTGAATCTGTTGCGACCTGGTCGGTTCGCCAATGTTTGGAATTACCGAAAGCGATACTGCGCTGCTCGGAAGACCAAGTGGGGAATGAAATACGATGGTGCATCCAACCTCGCTGAACTCAATGCCGAGTGTCGGGACTTCATGGTTCGTCGGTTGTTGTCGGAAGTCATTCCTGAAATGCCCGACCTCATCACCGAGTATCAATCGGTGGAACTTGACGATGCCGATTGGAAGAACTACATGGAACTTGTTCGTCAATGGCAACAATCGTATGAGTACTACCTTGACAATCCACCGATGCCCGCTGGCTTTGTCTTGAATATGTTGACGGAACTCCGTCATCATTGTGGATTGTTGAAGTGCAAATACACCGCTGATTACATCGTGGACTATGTTCACTCGCAATCCAAACCATTGGTTGTGTTCACTCATCACCGTGATGTCATGGATGACATCATTGCCAATCTAAGTGATAAGACAATCCGCTATGGCATCATTCGTGGTGGAACATCACCTCAAGCACGACAGCAACTCGTTGATGAATTCCAATCCGATGGATTGGATGTATTGTTTTGTGCCACTGTAGCAGCGAAGGAAGGTATCACATTGACCAACGCTGACACTGTGGTGTTTGTTGAAAGGGAATGGGTGCCTGGTTGGGAGGCTCAAGCCGCGGCTCGGATTCGTCGTATCTCCCAACAATCATCCCACTGCCGTCAAGTGTTCTTGTCGGTTGCAAAGTCCATTGACCAGCACTTTGATGCTGTGGTTTCGGCTAAAGCCGAAGTGTTGACATCAGCCCTTGATGGGGATGAAGAAGCCCGTGCCACCAATCAAATCGTGAACGATTTGTTGAAGCGACTGATTGCTGACAATGGATGGAGAACAAAGAAGGTGAACGAATGAAGAAAGAGATAATCGGAATTGGACCAGTGAAAGAAGGTGAAAGCGCGGCTATGAAAATCATGCAACTGATGTACAACAAACCGCCAGGTATTGGTTGGAGATGGAACAGATTTGAAGCCCACTGGGAAAGAGAAGTCTTCACCAAAGGAGTTGAAGAAGAATGAAACAGTACGAACATAATGTAGTCATGTGTGCATGCAAGAAGCAAAGTCTTGGATGGTGTGTTGCCATTAAATGCCCCTCAAACGACACCGAAGGTGGTGAAGCAAATGAATGAATTGAAAGAACCAAAGCAAATGATTGATGAAGAGCATGAAGAGATTACTATGTCAAAGGCGGGGTGGGTTCATTTGAACTACATCAATGTCTGCCGACAATATCGGGCTAGTGATTTCATCAAAGCACGAAGACCAATGGACTCGCACTATCTCTTCGGAGTATTGGATGAGTTGTTCCACGACAATGGTGGACGGCACTTGGAAGCATTCGTTCACTTGTTCATTCAAGATGAACCTGACCATGACTGTGAAGACGAAGACTTTGATGAGTGGGAAGACGAATGTGGTGGTTGCAACCATATGCACAGGGCTGACAATCGTGGTATGACTGACCAATTCATGAGCGAGTTTGAAGACTTCTGTGCGGGGTTCAAGATGACATGGATGATGGGTGGTGAATCACTACCGCTTGAACAAAAGCGAATGATGTTCCCACTCATCGTTGACTTCGTCAACCGCACTCGGGACTTCTTGATTGATGACGAAAGCGATGACACCAAGTACATTGGTCGTTGGACTATGCGAAAATTGGATTCCAAATATCCACTGTTCTTTGGCAACGATGCCATTGATAACTACATCTCCACATACACTGTGAAGGAGGAAGAAGAATGAACGGAGAAGAGAAACACATACACGAAATTGTACGAAAATGGAAGCGACAACATGGGGGAAGCGGTGGTGAAACTGCTATCGTGAAACTCATCAAAGCCATGTGCGACTGTGGTCTGACATCAGCATGCATTGGTGTCCTCGGACAAGGATGGCAACATGACATCAAGACCGTACTCGCTGACCAAGATGCACTTGACCGTGTGGCTCGCCACTTGTGGTGGGGCGAAGACCCAGCAAAGGAGGAAGAAGAATGAGGCGAAGGATGAACACACTAAGCGGAAACGGATGCAGTCTTGACCATGCAATGTTGATTGATGTATTGACAATCACACTTGAGCAGGGTCGTGAACAGATTCGTATCATGATGGCTGAAGCCAATGGTCTTGATGGCAGGTTGTTGCATATCAAGTGGGAACGGATTGAACAAATGGTTCAACATATATCTGATGTGGCTTCGTTGCTTCATGTGCTTCAGCACATGACCACTGACAAAAGACAAGAAGGATTCCGATGGGAAAACCTACCACTAACCGAAGGAGATGAAAACAATGATGAGTAAAGGAATATGCACGGGAGAAAACAAGTACGCTGAAAGCCGAGTATATGTGGCATGCCTCGGATGCTACAACGAAGGAAGGCTGACAGGGAAGACGATGACATCAAACGAACTATCGGAAGCGTTGTTGAAAGCCAACGACTATGATGGTGATGAGTGGCATTTGCATCTTCATGGATGCAATCAGCCTGACCATGATGAGTGGGCTATCCATGATTATGATGGGGACATCGCTAGGGTGATGTCATCGGAACACCCCGACCTTCCAGACCTGATATGGATGATGGACTTCGTTGATACTCAAACCAATGCCGTTCCTGCCATTCAGTTGGCATGGGGTATCCACAACATTCCAACGCCTGATGACATTGAACATGTCTATGAGAACATGGAAATCATAGAAGACATTGCTGATTGGGCATATGAAACCTGCAAAGACTGTGGGTATTTTGAAGAACCGAATGGTTGGCATCCAATCAACTACATTGATTGGGAACGAGTGGGCAATGATATGCTCATGGATTATCACTACCAACAGTATGGCAACTACACATACGCCATCCACAGTATGGCGTGAAATGATGATAGTCGTTGAAATGGGGGAATGAACATGGGAAGAACATACAGTTATGAAACAACATGGGAACAGATTGAGACTATGCTTGACAGAGCGGAACGGGAAGCCAACAGGCATCTATCAGCGTTGAACGCGACCAAAGACCGCCATCAAAAGATGTTTCACATGAGGAACTACAAAGCCTTGCAAGGTGTTATCACTGCACTGCGTTGGACTCTTGGCGATGTCAGTATCTCCGAGAACAAGTTATTAGGTCGTGATTGACCGATTAAATACCCCTCAACCGACACCATTTATGGTGAAAGTGAATGAACGATGAAGAATATGTCATGATGATTACTGACAAGTGCGAAGCAACTGGTCATGTGTGGAAATTGAAGTCCTGCACAGTATGTGCATCCCTTTCTGCCGATAGATACGGTGGAGAGAACTGTGAGAAATGTGGGGGAGTTCACAGGAAAGGACAAATCTGCCCCCTTTATGGAGAGTGAAACGATGACGAAGAAACTAAACTTAACCGTTGAATGTGCCGATGGATACCGTATATCCATTCAAGCGAGCCAATATCACTACTGTAGTCCCCGTGTGGATTATCCATTGGATGGATACACTGTAGTGGAATTGGGCTTCCCTTCGGAAGCCGATGATTTGATTCAACCATATGCAGAATCACCAGACGACCCGTGTGGAACTGTATATGGATTCGTGCCATCTAGTGTGGTGCTTGAACTGTTGACCAAACATGGCGGGATGGTCAAGGGAGAATTACCGCCACTAAACACAAAAGGAAGTGAAGAAGAATGAGCGAAGCGAAGAGAATAATTGGAACGATTGCCAATGGACTGAAGGATGGAGATGAGTTTCATTTCCATTATTTTGACAAGCCTGTTGGTTGCCAGATAACCAGTTGGAATGGAGAGAACGACAGTGCATCCTGCATCAACATATGGATGGATGGAAGCACTTCAGCATACATCAGCAATGGTGGCATGAGCAACGAGTACGCTGCCCTGATTGTGGTGCAGACCATCGTTGAACATGTTGTTGAGAAGGACTACGGTGATGGCAAAGCCCATCAAATTCATGCTGAATTTTGGGAGTCAATTGACACTGACCCGTGGCTCAATGCCATTTGGATGGAGAACGCAGACAACAGGAAGAAGGAGGAAGAAGAATGAAGGCGATGACGCAAAATGGAGAAATGGAAGTCATTCCATATGACTTCAGCGAATGGAAAGAGAATGATGATGATGGCTACACACAGATGTGTGTCTGGCCTAGTACCATCGTTGAGCCTTGTGATGAAGAAAAAGTGCAGGAATGGTTCACGGAAGCATTCGGATTGAAGAATCCAGTCCACATAGTGGGTTGTGTTATCACACAACCAGACAAAGTGAATGGAGAACCTGTGCCAGATACGGGTGGTCGTTGCGACTTCCTGTTCTTTGTACACAATGATGACATTGGCAGGTTCGCAGTACCACGATTACAGTATGGAATATCGTGGTGGGAAGATGTCGTTGGCAACAAGAGGCACAAGATATATCCGAGCAGTTTCTTGAGTGAAGCGAAAGAGGTGTACTCGTGGTAAGGGGATGGTGTTGGGGTCATTAAATACCCCTCCCCGACCACCATAAATGGTGGGGAACACCAACAAACAACCAAAGAAAAAAGGTGAAGAAAAATGAGCGAAGGAAACGAAGCAAACAACGAAGCAAGCAACGGAACAAACATGATTGAGTTGGGTATTCAAGCGGTTGTCAAAGACGCTGTTGATGCCAAGTTCAATGATTGGGTGCAGTCGGGATTTGACCCGTCAGCAATCAACCCCAAGTTGTCCGATGAACAGATTGAGCAAGTGAAGGAAGCCATCATGGATGACATCTTGGATGACCTTGACATTGATGCGATTGTCAGCAACATCACCGATGGTGATACCGATTGGGTTTGGGAAGTCGTCCAAAACAAGTTCTCAAACGGACACATTGACCTATCAGATTACATTGATGCTGATGACATGTTGTACCACATGAGCAGTTATGACCTTTGGGAAAAGGTTTCAGACCACATTGATTACGATGACATTGCCTACAACCTTGATGTTGATGACAAAGTGGTATCTGCATTGCAGGATTATGCCAATGGTGGTGGATGTGAAGAAGTCGGCAGAATTGCATGGCGTGGTCTTGAACACTGTGCCAACCAATCCGACAACAAATATGTCATCCTGACCCGTGAAGACTATGACCGAATCATGGAAGTGGTGAACATGATTAAGCCACTGCCACCACAGCCTCCGACCAACCGTGATGTTGTGGATGGACTTGTCGCTAACATGGATGTTGCCGAACTCCAAGCGATGATTGCCGTGTCTGTTGCTGACAAAGCCAAGCGTGATGCCGAAGCACAAACAACCGAAGGTGGTTCTGATGGCAATTCAGATAACAACTGATGGCAAAATTGTCAAGATGAAAGACCGCCCGACTCTTGCTGAATTGCATGAAGCGGTTGGTGGCTACATTGAGTATGTACCGATTACCGAGTGGGCAAAGCAACTCACGGGGCATACTCACATGTACTGCAATGACGAAGGAAAATTGATGGGTCTTGAACCGAATCTTCTCGCCACAGAAATGATGCTTAGCGACAACGATGTTATCGTTGGCAATGTGGTGTTGATGACTGACGATGATGACCTTGACCGTGAAGCGGATGGGGAGGAAGAATGAGTGTCAGTTTCAAACCTGTGCCTTGCGTTATCTGTGGAGCAATTTGTGAATCCCTCCTTGATGAGGATGGGAATGTCCGATGGAACATCGGTGAAGAAGCCTGGCCTGTGGCTGATGGTAGGTGTTGCATGGAGTGTTATCATGACCTCGTGCTACCGCGCCGTATCTATGAAACAGAGCAACCACAAAGGAAGTGAAGAAAAATGAGTGAAGAAAGAGAGATGAAGACATACACGCTGACCATTATCATGGACGCTGTTGATGAAGACGATTTCGTTGACGCAGTTCTTGAGATGAATCACGGTGAACTAAAGCAACATGTGGAGTGTGAAGAAGAATGAATCTATTGGAATTGGCAAAAGAGATTGAAGAACTGAAAGCAAAGGCGGATGCCTTTGACGACATCTATGCCTATTTGGAATCAAAGGCTCACATGAGTCAGCATGATGCCGATGAGTTCTATGCCGTCCGTTGGTTGATGCAGAATCGTGGTGCATCATTGTTTGATGCACCGTTCAACATCGCTTCGTTTGAAGAAGACCCACTGTTGTCTGATTTTGATGATGAGAATTGGGACATGAACATGTCCGAAGCCGAAGAACGACGACTGTATCTGTTGGAAAAGGAACGGGTATCAGGTCTTGACAAAGCGGAGTTGTATGAGTTGACATTTGGGAGTGAAGAAGAATGAATGAAGATGTGAAGACATACTGTGGAATTGCGGATGCACATGGACTTGAGTCCTTTATGGAATGTGAAGGGATGGGTTCAGCCCCATTCACTCTGACCATGCGAGCGCAATTGAACCGACAACGACACGCTATGGTCTATTGGGTTGAACTACCCGATGACAAAGCGGATGAAATGAGGAATGCTATCAAGCAAGCACAAGCGGATGGGAACTGGCATGAGCCATTGTTGCTCTTGAAGAATCCCGACTTCTGTGAAACAGTGTCATTTGAACATGACATGCGGAACAGTTGGGATATGATACCCAATGACAGACTTGACCCTTATTGGGGAGGTGAAGAAGAATGACTGTAAAGTGGAAGTGTCCGTGTTGTGGATTTGAAGGTGATTGGGAAGACCATGCCATACCTGTTCTTGATGACAAAGATGCGGTCTGTGAACATTGCATCATAATCGTGAAGGGTGGTGCTATATCTGTTGATGCCGACTTGTGTGAGTTCTGTAGCGATGCATTGGCTGATTGCCGAATCTATGCTGAAGACACACACCGAGTCTGTAAAGCATGCAAAGAGCAGTCGGATAAGGAAACGGGGTGGTGGATGTGAATATCTTCGTACTTGATGAAGACCCATTCGTAGCAGCCACTATGATGGACTGTCAGCGTGTGCCGAAGATGATTGTGGAAACCGCTCAAATGATGGCGTGTGCTGTACTGCGTCATGGTGCTACCGAAGCACAGATGCCATTGACAAAGAAGGGAACGCCATACCGTGGTGGCTACGCCAACCACCCATGCAGTAAATGGGCTGGTGATTGCCGTGAAAATTTCCATTGGCTTGCTAAGCATGGCATTGAACTATGTCGTGAATATGAAAAGCGGTTTGGCAAAAACCATGTCAGTCGTAAAGCCATTGTCAAAATGGGGTTGGTCGGTTTGACACTCATTCCCGAAAACGGTTCTATGACACCGTTTGCTCAAGCCATGCCTGACGAGTTCAAGCATGATGATGCCGTTGTCGCATACCGACGATACTACAAATCAAAGGACAATGTTCATTACCGCCACACTGAAGCCCCATCATGGTTCACCCAACGGGTGAACCTGTTTGCTTTTTGAGGTGATTCAACATGACAGTTGAGAGCAACCCGTATATTGGAGACGCTAATTTCACATGGAAACTAGCACCCAAAGACATTGATGATGAAGGCATGTACTCATTGGTTGGCATCCGTTCAGACCTCATCGGAACGGAACTCCGTCCACCACCGCCTGACCACAATGACATGTATCCAGTCATCGCTATGAAGCGAGCAAAAGACTGCGAAGGATTCAATAGATGCCCATCATGTGCCAAGCGTGTTGAGCCAAACAGACCTGTGTTTGCAGTTGGTCGGTGGATTGTTCTGCCGTGCCGTTTGTGCAACCAGTGGGTTTGGAAGGCAACAAACGCACTTGAGGGCAACGAATGAGAGAAGAAACCGATTGGCAACCAACGGAAGAAGAAGTGGCGTGGACTCGCGCTGCTGTTGAACAGTTAGATGATGACGGTGGCGTATGGTCGCCACATGGTCTTGAATACCAGCGTCATGGCAACTCGCTGAAACTCGTCAGCATGGTGCATCATGCGGGTACAGTGGAAGCCCACTCCCGCATCTGCAAAGTCATGGATGATATGGGGTGGGCTGTGCATGATGATAGTGTTGAGCGTGTATCACACGAAGTCCCACCCGAACTGATTGCTTCCCAACAGGAAGAGGAACTGAAGCGTATCCAACACATCGTATCTGGATGGCTTTGCACTAACGAAGAGTGTGGAGAACATATCGTCAACATGCCACTACATGATGTGGCGTGGGTCAATCACGGAAAACAACCGTTTGTCAATCCCCAAACAGGGGACGAAGGGGAAGCCGACAGGTGGCTTGCCCACATTCACTGCCACAGTTGTGGTACAGAGATTCAGATGAACCCGCTAGACTATGGCTATATCGCGGGCGAGGATTTGTTTTACACTTGGAGATACAGTCCCACGCATGCGTGGCGAGTTCTGACAAGAGAATCAACGGTTGCTTTGATAGACTCGGGTGAGTCTGGCACAGCACTGGGTTCATTCTATGATGATAATGAGGTGCCTCCCCACATGCAAGGCACATATTGTCAACAGATTCTGTTATCAGAACTTGAAGAAGAATGACCCCAAAAATTGTCCGTCCATTAAATACCCCTCAACCCCCACCATATATGGTGGAAACCAATGGAAAAGAAAGGAAACCAAAGAATTGTGATTGTTGGTGATATTGAATCGTCAAACGATAAGCAAACAAAAGTACGATATGAAGCGATTGGCGGTCAACGGATTTGTTATATCCCTCGGCAAGCCATGATTTCAACGACCAAGACCTCTGACGGCAAAACCGCATTCTTGATTGAGTCATGCGACTTGCAACATGGAAGATATGACATCCATCAGCAGTTCGCTGATGTTAGAGCGCCACAAATCGTTGATGCAGAACACATTGAAGCCGTTGAAGTCCTTGAGCATGGGGAAGACGGCGCTGAAGAAGTCTTGAACAAGCCTATCCAACCCCCAACGGGTGGTTTGTTCAGCATCGCTAATGGTGGTGCAAACAACGACATCAGCGATGATGAAGAAGATTGGGATGACGAAGTCATGCCAACGGATGTAGGCTCATCCATTGAGATTAGCACGATGGATGTTGGTGGCAATGACCCCGTTTGGAACGGGGCGTTGACGAAGGGTGGTCGTGATGAGTTGGCTGCTCATGACTGGCGATTTGAGCCAACCATGAAGCCGTTGTTCTCGGCTATCCAAGAAAACGAAAACATGGCACCTACCTTCAGCCCTGTGAACGATGCCAAAGGCAACCCAATGGCATTCGGTGTCTTCAATCCGACCTATGCATCTGAAGCCCGCCCCGAAGGGGCGTTGCTTTCAACGGTGTCTAAGGATTATTTCCCTGTGTCATACCCAACGGTCTTTGACCCGTTGCTTGACATGTCTGCAAAGCATGGTTGGAAGGCTTCAGTTACTGCATACAACGAAGGTGGCAAAGCCCGTTTGGATTGTGATGTATCACAAGCCACGCAATCAAAGCAACTCGCTGCTCAACGCTTGAAGGACAAAGGACACGCATGGATTAGCACTGATGTCTTCAACGACACCGCCAAGTCCCTTGACGGTCTTTACCGATATGGGTTCAGCGTCAACAACTCGCTTGACGGCACTCGTGCCTTGTCGGTTCAAGCCGTAGCAATGCGTGTGTATTGTACCAACCTTGCGGTGATGGGCAATTCACAAACCATCGCTGCTCTGCGACACCGTAAAGGTGTCATGCAAGACCGCAACTGGAACTCGTTTGCAACGAAGGTCAACGACATCATCATGGACGCACAGAACTCATTGATTGAGATGGAATTCATGCAACACATCCCTGTGGATGTTCAATTGTTTGAACGCTTGATGACCCTTTGTGAAACAAAGGGATTGATGTCCTGGCCTGCAAAGAAGCCTGACATCGTCAACGGAAAGAATGTCGGTGAAAAATTGACTGGAGGACACATGTGGCGACTAGCAATGGATGGTTGGACGAAGCCCCAAAACGAATGGGTCAATGTCAGCGATGAGCAAAGTGGCACACTATACCACGCTTACAATGTTCTGAACGGTGCAATCACCCACCGTCCCGAGTGGTCTGATGGAAAGACGACCTTGAAGGGTCGTGCGGTTGGCTTTGACACCCTCAACCGAAGGTTGGGAACTGTTCACAATGTCATGACCGACATCCTTCACACTGCTGCTAACGATTACCGCGTTGAAACTGGCGCAAAGAAAATCGGGTTTGACGAATTGAAGGACTTCAATTCATACATCAAGTCGGACGGACTTGGTGTGCTAAACGACATTCCAATGGCATCCGAGGTCTTGAACATCTGATGACCATTTGAAACACACAAAACAAAAGGAAGTGAAAACACATGAGTACGAGAGGAAGAAGAGTGAAAGCGATTGCACGGAGCATTGAGTTGATTGACCTTGTCAGCAATGACGAGGGACATAGTCATGCATACTACCGTGAGAAAATGGGGTGGACTGCTGGCGAAATGCAAACAGCGGTGCGCTATGCTTTGGAAGACAAACAGTTGCGTCAAGTCGGCAATCGCCGTAGCGCCAAACTGTATGCACCGTTTGGTGATGTCAGCGAAGAAGAAGCGGAACAAAAGGATACGAGTCTTCGTATCCCACTAGCATGCACCGAAGACTGTTCATACTGTCAACAAGCACCCGTTGAACAATTGGTGTACAATGTTGACGATGATGGCAATGTTGACATGAGTATCAAAGCGAGATACGCTGTTGGTCTGCGTCAGACATTCCACCTGTGTCGCAGTTGTATGAACCACCGTCTTCCATCGTCAGCCGAGTATCATGAGGATACTGCGGGGTATGGTGAATGGCAAGGACTTTCACAAGTCGGGGTGCAACAAGTGTTGCGAGCCAAAGAGTGGAAGATTCTGCAGATTGATGATGATTACAGCGACATGGGTTGCACCACATCAGCAATGTGTTTGATTGTTGAGCAACTTGATGAGCATGGTGAAGAAACGGACTTCCCCGATGTGTACATTCGGTTCACATTCCCTCAAATGGTTGATGGCTCAAGTCCAAGTGGAAAAGTGCCAAACGGTCAAACATCGTTTGCCCGTGGCTACCGCTACATCCAACGGATGTTCAGCAATCCAGATGCATTGTTGGGTCAGCGAGTTACTGTATCCCGTGAATGGAATCGTGGAAAGAAAGGATGGTTCTGGTCATGGACTCCGTTCCCACGCATCCCGACTCAAGTCATTCGTTCCAACCGATTCATGGCGGATGTTGCCACCACAGTGGCTAACGACATCCCACCTCATGATGTTTCAGTACCCGAACACCACATTCACACCATCATGGATGATGGTGAGTTCACGGTCATCAAAATCAAGAAGAATTTGCACACAGTCTCCGATACACGATACGAGCATCTCCGTGATGCCGTCATGGATTTCCTACAGGGGGAATGCACAATCGTGGATTTGAGCGAAACACTGAAAGAAACGGAAGGTGATGAATGATGGCGAAGAAAGTAGGCATATCAAAAGGGAAGAAGGCACACGAGAGCAACAGTTTTCTGGCACCGTGGAAGCCAAAGCGAGAACGACCAATCACGGTGAACCGTGCCAACGAGATTGAGCGGTTGCTGACAACGCATGGTGGGGACTTCACAGCGAAAGAAGTCTGCGACATGATTGATTGGTGCAACAAGGACAACATCCGAGCACCGATGAGGAAACTGATTACCGAAGGTCGTGCGAAGGTTGACATTGCGGGAAAGTTTTTGAGATTCTCCGCACCACCAAACACGGCTGGTACAAAGACCTGCAAAGGAAAGCGGAAGGATGGTCAGCGTTGTGGTTGGCAGATTGAAGAGGTCTCGGCACACGACTACTGCCAATGGCATCGCAGACAAGACCCGAACCACTTCAGCAACAATCGTGTTGACCGAAGCAAAACGCCACCAGCGATTCGGAAGGAGCAAAGACCAGGCATCATGCCTGAGTACGATGTTGTCGTTATTCCTGACGAAAACAAAACCGTCGCTGATGTTGATGAGCCGTGGACGATTCTTGTTCCGACTGACCGACACAATGAGTTGGTTATCAAGTTGCTGAAGCCCGACAAAGGCGATGATGACAACATGTATCGGGACTTGATTCTGTCTTTCCTTGAAGGTGAAGCCACGATTGCAGACCTACGGAAAGCGGTGAAGGATGTTCAAGAGGAGTTGAAAGAATGAGCGATGAAATGCCAAGCGAAGAATCAGATTTGAGACAAACACTGAACGCACGAAGGACGCTGACCGAAGCGGTATTGGAAACATACCTTCGTCAGATTTTCAGAAACCGACGACAATACAGCATGTTCAAGAAAGATGGTGGAGATGGTGGATGGGTCAGTCAAGCAGTTGACGATGTCGTTGCCAAACACAAACTCGGTGAAGAGATTGAAGGCGAAGCCTTTGGAGTGTCAAAGTGTTGGGATGCCATGAATCAAGTTCTGTGCGAAGTCGGTTTCTATTTCCGTGATGTATCACCCTTTGACACACTACACACCAAGCAGATATTCAACGCATTGTTCAGCGGAATGAATCAAGACTTCGTTGCCCAAACCACGGCAGAGATGATAGCATCAGCGGTTCAAACAGCGTTTGATTGGAATGATGTGGAATACGACCCATCGGATGAAAACATCCGTCAACTGGTCGTTGACATCTATGACATGCAGTTCGCAGCCCTTGAGAATCATGATGACATGAGGCAAGTTATCACAGCGGTGGAACAAATCATCCCCGAACAAATGCAAATGACTGTTGGTAGTGTGATTGAAATTATCTGCTCCTCGGTTCAGCGTGGTTTGCCCCATGTTGTCATCAAGTCTTGGGCAAAGGATACCATCCTGTCTTTGTGCGGTGAGTTTTCTGAAGGTGATGGCATCATTGGTCATGCTTACTACCGTGAATGGGTGTGGGACATGTTTGCATCTCGCGCTGGTTGGGCTAAGACAATGGAATGGGAAACCCTCGCCAATCACGGTGTCTGCAATGCTACACTGTGGGACATTGTGGAAGACCACATGATGACATATTTCGCTGACCGAGTGAAGGCAATTGAATCCGAAGACACGACATACAAGTTCTCGGAGGACATGTCATGAGTCGTGGAAAGAAACCAACAGTCGTTCATATTGGTGGCAATGACCCCTTCGGTGAGAAGGGCAGTCCGTATCTGTGTGGGCAACCGTATGTCTTAATCGCTGACAAGTATCTGACGGATGAATTCTATCGTACTCTTCCCACATGTGAAGAGTGCTTAGCGAAGTCCAACGGAAAGCAAAGGGCGGAATGGATTCCCGTCCCTACTGGTGGGTTGTTTGATATTGCGAATTCAAATACCTCTCAATCACCACCAAAGGTGGATGATAAAGAAGAATCCGAGGTGGTGTCAACCAGCCTTGAATGGTGGGCAAACAAAGCAAAGGAAGTGAAACAATGAGAGTTGGTAGTTGCAAATGTAAAGGAAAGAAATGCGATGGTGGATTCGGTTGGAAGTGGCGAACCGCAGACCTCGGAAACCGTATCGCTGGACACAAAGCAGGGCGAACATGGGCTGAACCATGTCCCGAATGGGACGGCACACTTGATGTGTATGGTTTGCCTCCTGCCCCGCCAGGAATAACGAACATGCGACCTTATCTGACACAGAAGTGGAAGGATAATGTTGACAATTATGTTGGAGGTGATGAATGATGGGAACACGAAGTACTACATCGTTTTACAAGCGAGACCATAAGCATGGGACACCACAGCATCTGCTGACATATTACCGTCAGTACGATGGATACCCAACATACTACGGAAGCCAATTGGCAGAATTCATTGACAACTGTGAGATTGTGAACGGCTTCACAACAGCGATGAAGGGTGGCACTCATGCCAACGGAGTTGGTTGTTTGGTCGCTCAAATTCTGATGTATTGGAAAAACAATGACGGTCAGTATAACACTGGCTTGGGTGGATTGTATATCCAACCAGAATCCACGAAGAATGGCGAAGCATATCACTATGATGTCGTCTTTGATGAGAACAATGAATGTTCCATATTGGTCTTCCGATACGGTGAACCAGTTGGTTCATTTACTCCTGAAGAGTTAATCAACAACGCTGTTCACATTGAGGCAGGTGAATGAAATGATGAAGGTCAAATCCATCAAAGAAGCGGAGTGGTTGATTCTGAATTTCCTCATCACGGGGGAAGGTGGCAACCTATCCGATGTCCTTGACATCTATGACATTGATGACCCCGTTCAGTTGAAGCGATTCACAACGGCATCTGACAACATACGCACGGTGCTTGTCAACATGAGAAGCAAGCGTGATGAACCACAGGAGCGATGAGAATGGCGAAGGATTATTCAAACCAAGAGAACATCAACTACGCCAAGATTCCCGTGAAGGGAAGCGGTGCAGACAAATTCAGCATTCATGTTGACCGTATCCGATTCACAGATGATGATAGTCGCCATGAGGTTGACATCCGTGTGTGGTCTAACACTGGTCGCCCTTCGGGGAAGGGATTGCGATTGACGCTTGACCAAGCAGAATGGTTGGCTACATCACTCCGTGTGCTAGTCAATGACCTCGGTGAGGAATTGTATGGCAAAGAAGAGTGAACTCATTGCTTTTCGGAAGCAATTTGATACAGCATCTGACATGGTCAGTTGGTTGGCATCGGAAATCAACGATTGGTTTCAAGCACCACAACCCGTCATTGGGTTGGCATTGAAACTGTTCCACAAAGTCAACCTTGAACCCATCAATGTCATGGCGCACAAGTTGATTCTTGATTGCATCTATCTGACATTCAATGGGTTGGGATACCGACTTACCATCCGTGAACTGGTGAAGAAGTCCGATGACATCATTGGTATCAAGGTCAGACCCGAGCCACACAAGTGGGCTAGACCATACATGGATGTGATTTGCGACACGCTCAACTGTCTTCCATCTGACTTGCCAATGCGAACATAATGACCATAAAGCAGATATGCGTAGGGTTCACTATGTCAGTGGCGTTTGACAAGGCGTGGGCGGTATTGAAAGCCGACCCAGCGCAGTCCGTATTCATCGCCCAAAGGGACGACCCCATAGAATATCAAACTGAACGCTATGGTGAACCAAGAACGGTTGATGATGATTGGCATAAGCGATTGGGGACATTGCACCCTGCACTTCAATGGCATCGTGATAAGATGTTCAGTCCCAATCGGGCTATCCGCCATGCGAATTTGCGAGTGTCCCCCGAACTAGACCACGACCCCGAAAATCGCATCATTCAAAACATCAAGGATGGTGCTAAAACAGGTAAAGAATTGTTTGAAGGGTTGACTTTGGAACAGATTCACGGAATCATGGATGTGCAACATGACCGTAGCAGAGGGGGCAGAATTCTTGATGTTCCAACAATGAGGTCTCCTGACCTTGACAGATGGAATGAGTTTGAGGCACGACCTGAATCAATGCAATGGCTACGAAACAAATTCGGTAGCGCACGAACTGATGGAAAAGAACCCCGTGATGATATTGGACGAGGGAAGGCATACATGGGCTTCGGTGGAGGAATGGATGATGCATCCCGATATGAAGACCAGAAGTGGCAATGGGATGGGCATGACAATTACTTCACCCGCAATTTTGACCCATACAACAAACCTGTAGGTCCAGCACTTACCGCACAAGAAATGGAAGACCTCCGAAGACAAGGAGGACAATTCTTATCAGAGTTCTCTTGATGGCGACATTGAGGGAGAATGGAACTATGGCGAGTAGCCCATTTAGCGGAGCATCTTCGGAGTGATGCACCCACGGGCGAGAAATATCTGGTGATTCAATCATTCGTTGAATTGCATGACGATTGGATGGAAGCCATCGTCCTGCTGTATCACGACAGTCCGAGTATCAGCGCGGGGTGGTTCACATCCCGTGCGCCCAAGCACTTCGGTATTCATCCCGAAGAGTGGCTAGAACTCACACGGGAGTCCCCCATAGTCCCCCTTATCGCATCTGAATCGGATGCATACGATAGCGAGTGGACTGTTGATGATACATTCCTGTTCTTGTCGTCATTGCCACAGCGAAGGATTGGCGACATCATATCCGACCTATCAAAGAGTGAAGCCCATTTGTTTTGGCAAGTGGCGTTGAACGATTCACCATGTTTCAGCAAAAGGCACATGATTCGTGCTTTTGCACAGTTCACGGACTACACCGTTGAAGAATTGAAAAGAGCCGTTGCTTTTACCCCATTTTTGGAAGTGCTTGAGCGGTCAGTCCGTGGAGATTTGGTCATATCGGTCAAAATGGAAGCAGGGAAGCATTTGACCCCACCAGCACTATACAGGGTATGGAACAAGGTCGGATTGCCATTTAGAACAACGGTTGCGGTCTTAATTCCATCACCCCGACTGTATTTGCACTACACAGGGACTGATGCTATCGTGTACACCCGTACAGGTGAACTAGTTCAATCGTGGGACTCAACCCACGAAAAAGCGATTTTTGAAATTGAGTGTTCGGATGATTATGACCCTGCCACCATCATGTACGCAGATGTGCTTCTTTTGGGCGAAAAGGAGTGGTGGAAGGAAAAATTCAGTTTGCGTCATGCGTTTTTGTCCGAGCATTATAAGCAAAGGGTAGTCGGAGGCGGGCGGAAAATTGACACTGTGGCAGAATTTAGAATGCTTTTGACCGAAACAGACCCCACGCACACAGTCAGACTCATAGATGATGTAGCATACTACGATGATGATTTCAACGGTGGCTATATTCTGCACCAACAGTCATACCGATTGCCGTTGTTGCTGACCCACATTTGCGAAACACCCATTGGAATAAGGGTGAGGCTAGGTGCATTGGATGGATACTCCGTAGTGTATGTAGGTGAAATGACATGTGGAGATGATATTGGTCAGCATCTGCGTCAGATACTGGGTCATCGGATAACATCAAAGTGGACTCCCATAGATGATGTCGGTTGCATTTCACGGGTCGTTGCATCGGACATTGTATCAAACAATGGGCATTATCATTTGGCATCTCCAAACATCATCTCCATTGACACAAAAATGGGCTTCGGTGATGCGATTCAACTAAGCGATATATTCTCATTTATGATGAAGGAGTATTGATATTATTCTGTATTGTATAAGATAAGAATGAGATGTAATGCACAATAATACGGGTGATACACAATGCACAACATGGATGATGTCATGGTCGGATGGTTGGCGAGGGAGTGTCGTTTCTATCTCGGTGTCAATCTGTGTGAGCGTAGCCCCATTGGGTATGCGGTAAAACGACGGTGCGTTATCGCAAAGGATGATAGTGCATTGTTGCAATCGTGGTTGTCGGAACGGCATGGCATCAACGCACGGTCAATCCAAGACACCGATACGATACGCAAAGTGATTGAGATTCTCAAGCCATACGAAGCCATCGTCAAGGACAAGCGCGGTATGGAGAACATGGAAAGAGCGCTGAATGAGTTCCCAAGACGGTGGAAACATGACGATGTGCTACGGTTTGTGGCATTTCTTGATGGTGAATCACCTTCGTTTCATTAAATACCCCTCAATTACCACCGTGTTCGGTGAAGCGATTTGGAACATTGGCGTGAACGATACCGACCAAAGGTTGTGGAACATCTTGTGGGATGTCCCGACTTTGCATCGGACTGTGAAGAGTGGCGGGATAGAAACGAATACCCATCGGCAGTTCTCTTTGTCGGACCTCCTGGCACGGGGAAGACAACGGCTTCCCTTATCATGGCACGACAGATGTTGGGCGAACATTTCAATTCAATGAATTACATTCAGTACAATGCTTCGGATGACCGTGGCATCAATCTCATCCGCAATGAAGTCAAGCGGGCTGCTCAACAAGGTGGTGTCGGAACGACACGAAAGGCGTTGTTCTTTGACGAAGCGGATGGTCTGACCAAACAAGCCCAAGAAGCAATGCGAAACACGATGGAAAAATATGCCAAGTACGCGCTGTTCATTCTTACCGCCAACGATGAGTCGGCAATCATTCCTGCATTGCTATCACGGTGTATGGTGTATCGGTTCGGTCCTGCACGGGACGCAGATGCTGTCAAGTTGTATCGTCGTATCGCTGAAGCCGAGTGCCTTCCCGATGAATGGGATGATGAATTTGAATATCTGAATCAAGTGTGCGGTGGCGACTTGCGAAGTGGGATTGACATCCTTCAATCGCTACCCCGTACTGCCGATGCTTTGACCGAAAGGTTGAGCGTTGAACAAGCAAATTATTCTGACCCCGCCATGTCCGTAGCGGCTGGCGATTGGACGAACCTCGCAACGGAGTTGCGAAAGATTGCACAGACAGGTGTGCAAAGGTTGTACGCAATGAAGCAATTGCGGAACAACATTTACTCGCTCGGTCTATCAGCCGAGCAATACTATTCCTTCATTGTGGTGTGGGGTGAGTTCGTTGAACGAGTTCATACCTGGCCTGCTGGCGATGATGCGTACTACGATTACTTCATTGCCACATTGATGGATAAAGAAAAAAGAAAAGGAAGTGAAACAAGTGTTTGATGTACCAGGAAAAAGAGACGAAGATGAGAATTTGCCAAACTCCGTGCTTGAAAGACTTCAAGCGTGGGCGGAAGCGCAGGGCTTGAGCATTGACGATGCCGTTGAGAAATTCAACGAGTATCTGTCCGACAAGTTTGCGGTTGACGATTGGCGTGAAGAAGACGAAGACTTCTTGCTTGAAGCAAGTGAAGGCATGGTCGTTCAGCGACGAAGCGGTGGCGGTGGTCTGAAGACCACCAATTTCGTGGGGATGTTCGTTGGCGTTGATGCCCGTTCAAGGGACAAGCGAGAAAGGACACGCAACGAAGTGGTGAAGGCGTACTGTGAGAACCCACAGAAGGCAATCAACGCAGGTCTGTGTGCCGAGGTCGTGCAACAAGACGGTGTGTGGGCTTTGAAGAAAGCCGATGGCATCCACCCAACTGAAGAACCCGTTGAGAAGAAGGCGTGGTTCACAGTTGACACCAACGAAGGACCTATCGCATTGTTGCAAACAGGAAATTGGTCAAGCAAGGGCAACCCGATTTACCCCGAGTTGCACTCCCGCTTCTATTATTTCCTCGGCAATACCGAAGGCGACTTTGGCAATGACATCAAGTTGTGGCGATTGGATTCACCACACCCCGATGCCTATGTGGATTTGTACAAGCCGTGCCGTGTGAAGGTCGTTCCGAATGACCCCAACCGTGAAGTCAATCCTGACTTCGCTGACATCCTTCGGTTGCCGAAGGGTTGGCACAAAGAAGTGGCACACACCGTTGACTTCGTGGAAGAAGAGTTGCAACCGCAACTCGCACCCGAAAAATTCTGCGTGAATCCTGCCATCCACCAATACCATGTGTCGCTGACCGACACCCTTGAGCATTTCCACGCCAACCAAAAGGTGGTTGCAGGTCTGAACCCAATCGGACCTCTTGTGATTCTCAAAGGCAAAGTCACCAGCCTCTTCAAGGAAGGATGGGACAACGACTACGATGAAACGGGGAAGGTGTACAACCTTCGCTTCACATCATGGGACTTGCAGAAGGAATACCCAAGCGGTATGCGTTCCGAGATGCAAGCAATCATCGGTGGCAACGCTGCTGATAACTTCCATGCTTTTGATTTCAAGGATGATGACGGACAATGGAAGCCATATGCCGAGCGCTCAACCGTGCTTGTCTTTGGTCGTCTGAAGGTTCGCCAAACCGAGAACGATGGGGAAGTCCCCCAGATTACCGCCTTCGGTGTGTTCGCAGTGCCACGCTTCGTGGTGCCAGCGGCTGAAGGTGGCAATCCAAACGCTGACCAATTTAATTGAGGTGAAAAACAATGAGTGGATTTAACGCTGTGAAGAAAGAAGAGAACCAGATTGATGAGAAGGATGAACCCGATGTCAACATCCCCGATGTTGCACCGACATCACTCTTCTCATCAATAGAAGCAGAAGTGGATGCGGCTGGCAGTGCTGACATGGGAAGCCATGTATTCTGTGGCATCATCGGCTTTGAAGGAACAGGAAAATCGGGTATCGTCATGGATAGTCTGACGGATGAACAAATCGCCAACGGTGATTACATCCTAGCGGTTGACTTTGACGGTGGTGCTGCTGCATGCAAGTCAGCATATCACCGTGGCATCGCACAGAACATCCGTTGTCTGTCCCCGTATGTCATGTCAACTGAAGACCGAACAACCTACGACTACCCAGCGACCCATGCTCGTGTCATGGAGATTGGTCGCTATGCCGTGAACCAAGCGGTGAAGCAAAACAAACCCGATTACACAGGACCTCGGCTCGCCAAGTTCCTGGTGACTGCGGTTGACCAATGGGACAATGTATGCGTGGTCAACATGAAGGTCATTGAACTGGGTTCAAAGACGGGTGCGAAGGACGGCATTGATGCATCTGACCCGAACAAGTTGGTGGGCAACCAATGGAATTGGAGTATCCGTTCCACACGATTCCATCAACTCACCGCCATCTGTCGTGAACTCATGCGCTTCGGTGTTGAAGTGTATTGGGAAACTCACTTGAAACCTGAAGTGTTCCGCAATGAACAGACGGGCAATTGGAAGGCTGATTGGGAGAAGAATACCGACAACAATCTGAACCAAATTCTTTGGTGTCGTCGTGAATCAGTTCTTGATGATGACGGGAAGAAGACGGGGAAGACCGAGTACACGGTTGAGTTTTACAAACAGAAGACCAACATCTCATTGCAGGGGAAGAAGCGCACAGTCGCCATCACCCGTGAAAACGGTGAACCCGAATGGTATGGTCTTGCCGAGTTGAAGGAGGGATTACTATGACCAAGATGAATGTTGCAAAGAACGAACTTGTTCGTTTCGTTGGTGGCTTCGGACCTGGTGTGAAAGACCTCAAACTCAAAGTGGAAAGCAATCAGTTGAAGGCGGGGGTTGCATTGTCAACCCACTTCCTTTCTAAAGCAATCGTTGTTGAACAGATTGAAGCGGGTGATTTGATTATCAGCGACATCGCCAAGTTCAACAATTTCTTGAAGGCTGCTCAAGGCACGGATGTGCAACTCCAACAGAACCTAGCGGGACGCAACACCGAGTTGCGTATCACATGTGGGAAGTCGGTGTTCACCATCCCGTCCACCAATGAGGTGGCGAGTTGTGCTTCGCTTGAGGCTGCTGGCAATCTCGTGAAGGCATCCGCTGAATCCAATTGGAAGGAGTTCGGTGGCAACGCACTGTCGTGCTACGCCATCGTGGATGTTGTTGATGTTCAAGCGGTTGCACCGTTGGGTAAGGTCGTTGGAACAGACAACCCATACCGATTGGTGTTGACCAACAAACAGAAGCAAGGTGTCATCAGCACGGGGAAGCATCACAACGGACAAGTGTTTCACAAATTTGATTTGATTGACCCGTCCGTTGATGAAACGATTCAAACACAGTTCGGACCTTGGTTTCCCGAAGTCCTCGGCACATTGCCGTTGGGTAAAGCGGAGATTTACACAGGTGAGAATGCCGTGCTTGTCTTCAACCATCAAGACAAAGACTGTCTGCTTGTTGTGATTGACCAACGACCCGATGAGGAGTGATTCACATGATTGTGGATACGCTCTATGATGGGGGCATCGTAGGGAGATACCGTGATGAAGAGAACAACCGTGTGGTCATGGGCGACACTGGCTTCAAGGATTATTTCTTTGTGGATAAGGAAGAAGCGTTTGTCGTCAATCTCAATGCGGAGTGGAAGCGTGAGTTTTCTCATGCTGACATTGTGTTCAATGGATACGAATCGGTTGATGGTGTTGCATTGGCGCAGGTCATCTGCGACCACCCATACGACAAGACACGCATGAAGAAGTACTTCACAAAGACATGGGAAGGCGACATACCGTTTGCCGACAGGTGGATGATTGACAATATGTACGAGCAACCCAATTGGAATCCACGCAAGTGTTGGTTTGACATTGAATGGAATCCCGATGACAACAATGACTTCACTACATGTTGGGCTGGACTTGACTCATACACCAACGAAGCAACATGCTTCGCATGGCGTGAAGGTCAAGATGGATATGAAAAGGTTGAGCGGGACAACTACACTCTTCACATATACACATGTGAGGAAGAACTCCACGAAGCCGTCATTGATTACATCGTCAGCCATGACTTTGACATGCTGATTGCCCACGCTGCTATGTGGGCTGACATGCCACACATGGTCAAGCGATTCAAGAACATCAAACGCATCTCCCCGTATGGTGAAGTGCGAAGGGTGAGGGAAGGCAACGATGGATACCGTCATGATGACCAACCCATCGTGGGTCGCCTTGTCTTTGACACCGCTGCTCGCGCTGGTGATGGCACGGGCTTTGAACGGGTGTGGATGGATAGTGGCAATGGTCAGTTCCCATCACGCAAGTTGAATGAGATTGGTGTGCATCTTGGATTGGGTGAAAAGGACGACATTGATTTAACCAACGATTGGCGAGAAAATTTCTTCCGCTATTGCGACTACTGTGTGCGAGATGTTGAGTTAATGAAGGACATTGATGTGTATCTCCATGCGACTGACTTCTTCATGAACATGGTTCGTTTCTGTGGTGTGTCGTTCACATCCACATTTGAAGTGGGCAAGTTCGCACGGGGATTGGTGAACCGAAGGACGGAACTCAAGTTCCCTTCACGGGCAAAGGACAGAAGGCGTGAGCGTGGTTCAGTACAAGGTGCTACGGTCATGTCGCCAACGCCAGGTCTGCACAACGGTGTGGCTGTTTTGGATTTCAAGGGATTGTATCCTTCAATCATGTTGGGGGACAACCTATGTTGGACGACATATCGTGATGAACCAACGGAAACCACACGCACACTATCCAATGGCACACACTGGTGTCAAGAGAACAAAGGTATCCTTCCCCGAATCGTTGAGTATCTGTTTGAAGAACGACAGGAGTTGAAGCGACAAGGCAACCGCATTCTTGAGAAGGCGGTCAAGCGTGTGATGGCTTCGCTGTATGGTCTGGTGAATGAAACACTTGGTCATGGCATGGCGGATGAACGCATTGGTGCGACCATCACGGCACAAGGTCGCTACTCATTGGATGTGTTGAGGGCAAAGTGTGAAGCCATCGGACACCCCGTACTCTTCGGACACACGGACAGTTGTTTTATTCTGTGTCGTAAGGATGATGTTGGAAGGGTCGCACAAGCAGTGACTGATGTTATTCAAGACGCTACGGGCAACAAGAAATTGTTTGCGGAAGCGGAAGCGTGGATGCCATTGTGGTTCTGCGGTGATGTCAAGAACCGATACGCAGGTCTGATTGACTGGCCTGTTGAAGACGCTGGCAAATTGAAAGTGTCGGGCTTTGAAATGAAGCACAGTTCAACACCACCATTGGTTCGCGACATCCAAAAGCAGGTATTGATGAGCGTGGTGCAGGGTGATACCGAATGGGAAACCACCGCCTTTGTGAAATCACACATGGACGCATTGCGAAACGGGGATGTACCCGTTGAGGACATCTCCATCATCACACGGTTGTCAAAGGACATTGAACCTGCACCCGCATACAAACACAACCCCGAGAAGCATTACCCTATTACTGCGGGTGGGTATGCGAAGGCTGCTCGCTTTGCGAACTGGTACAACGGGGGTCAATTCAAGAAGGGCGACAGTGTGCGTTGGGTCTATGTATCCAACAACATGCTGACTACCCATGATACGGATGTGATTGCATACGATGACCCGAAGGATTTGGATGCATTTGAAATAGATATTGAGGGTGTCATCAACAAATCGGTGCGGAAGAAACTCCGACTGATTTACGATGTACTCGGATGGGATTTGAACAAAGCGTTGGATAAACACCAACCAAAAACATACTGGTGATAACATGACAGGAAGAGGAACATTACGGTTTTGGGGATTGATACTTGACGGACAACGGAAGATTACTGATTGGTTGTTAAATACCCCTCCGAAACCACATGACACGGAGGAAGAAGAATGAGCGACATTGAAGATAAGGTTGCTGAAAAAATCAAGCAACGAGGCAAAGTCGGTGAAAAGAAATATGGAGTCAGCATGGCTGACGAACATCGGTTGTCATTCAATGAATGGCTGACCCACTTGCAAGAAGAATTGATGGATGCATCGGTGTACTTGGAGAAACTCATGGAGATGATGGAGGCGAAGAAGGATGGCGAATAAAGGGAAATGGTATGACAACATGATTGACAAATACCTTGTTGAGTTCTTGTCATCGGATTGGAAGTCAGCGAAGTCGTGCTGTGAATACATCATCAGTGAAGGCAATACGAATGTGCCGAATGCCAATGCGATGTCATCGTATCTCAAGCGACATCCGAAAGTCAAGAGCAGATACTCCACTCCGTGGAGTCATGACCGATTATACAGGTGGGACTCATGAGTATCGTTGACGACATCATTGCGTTGCAACAGGAAAACGATACGCTTCGCGCTACCTTACATGATGTTCGGGACGCATTGCAGATGCTGATGACCATCGTGGATGGATTGATTGAAGAGAATGTGGGTGAGCCTGAACCCGTTGAAGAAGCAACAACGGATGAAGAACTCATGGAAGAAGAAGAAGGTGAGGAAAGCGTGTGGGAAGTCATAGATGCACCCGAGCCTGAAGAAGCACGGTATGAGTTGACACACTTCGGCAACGAAGACAAACAAGGCTCGGCTACATACCGTGTGGATGTGAGTGATGTGCTTGGCGGGAGGGGATTCTAATGGGGGAACTCAACGAAACATCCACATACGCATGGACGGTTGATTCCGACAAGCGCATTCGTATCAGCAAATCCACATTGGATACATATTCCAATTGGTGCGCTCAACAAATGTGGTTGGATAAGGTCATCCCATCGGGTGAGAAGATAGAGGATTATCTCATCATCGGAAGCAATGTGCATGACCGCACGGAACATTTTTACAACAACGGTTGGGATAATACCGATGTCATTGACGAAGCGATTGCGGATGCAAAGCAGGGCAACTACAAATCAGCCCGTGCAAAACTCCGTGGTTTGTTTCCCGATGCGGAAGGGGATTACATTGACCGTGAGCAACAGTATCAAGATTGGATTCTTGACAACGACATTCAACGACTGAAGCATTGTGAAGACCACACCGACTTCCTTCCCGTTGGGAATGAGTTGGACTTGGATGCAATCATTGAGGTGGATGTGGACGGCACGACATACGAAGTGCATCTGCGTGGTATCATTGACCGCATTTTCAAATCGGATGAAGGCATAGCCCTCATGGAATTGAAGACGGGGAAGTGGCACAACGCTAACACATCTAAAATGAAGGGTGAGATGTCATACTACGCATATCTGCTTGAAGAATCGGGGGCGGGTTTGGAACTCGGACCAGTGACTCATTACGGGTGGAGGTATCCAAAGGCTGACTATTGGGATTACATGGAAGCAAAGAAGGTATCCATCACCGCCATGAAGAAGCGGTTGCACAAGTTGGTGCGGGCATATGTTGAGCATGACTTCCCACCAACGAAGGCTGAATTCAAGTGTGGCTACTGCGACTTCATGGCGTTCTGCCCGAAGTGGACTCCGTATGAGAATCCAATAGAAGTGGCGAATGGTGAAGAACCGATATGGAAGGAGGGTCGTCATGGCGAGAATTTCTGACCAACGGTTGGAAACAACCGCATTCACTGTAGCGATGGAGTGGTGGTTGCAACGCATGATTGTCAATGGAGAGGTGAGTGTTCGCATGGGCGATGCGAAGAAAGCCCGTGGCTTTGATGCACACCACGATGACCGTGAAGCCATGTTCGTAGTGGATAGACGATACCTTTCCGACCCCGAAGAAACGATTGACATCATTGAGAAATTGTATGCGTGGGTTGAGCATTGGAATGAGATTGAGGAGAGAAAGAGATGCAACTATCAGTTCAAGCAAATTTGATTCACCTTGATTACCCACGGGAAGTCAATCTGTTCCGTCGCATTGTTCACGACAAAGAACAATTCAACCGATGGTGGGTTTCTTTGGATAATGCTTCGGATGCCTACATGACAGTGTATGGTTTCCGTGAAACCAAAGCACCGAACCACAGGCGTGGTGATTATCAAACCGCTATCGTGCGACACTTTGTTCTTGACTTTGACTGCACATCCATTGTCGGTGGCAAGCGGATTGATGTGCCATTGGAAGTCCCCTTCGGTGAAGTCCAACGGTTGCATGAGTATCTGGTTGAGCAGAACATATGTCATGGCGTATGGTTCAGCGGTGGTGGATTCCATGTGTGGATTAAACTGGCAAAGGTGCATACCCCACGGACAGGTATGGAGTCATCCATTCTCAAAGGTGCGGGTCGTTGGATGGTTCGTCAATGGGCGGAGCATTTGAAACTCAATTGCATTGACCCTACAGTGACTTTTGATTTGGCATCGTTGATTCGTGTGCCGAATTCGTATAGCGTCAAGCGTCAACTGTGGAGCATTCCATTGACCACGGAAGAGATTCAATCATGTAGCGTGGATGATATTCAAGCGCTCGCAAAGAAACACAGGTCTGGATATTTCCAATACGGCATGGAAGGTGCAGTGTTGGATTTGGAAAGCAGACCAACGGTTGCTTTAACGGGGATGTTGAATGATACGCAGGACATACCCACCATCACGATGGATGGGATTGCAGTTCTGCCGTGCCTTCAAGCGTCGTCGTGTCGTCAAGGTAGCAACCCAACACACGATGCACGGTATCACCTTGCGTCATACCTTGCATCACGGTTGCGGAATTTCGCACCGCCACAGTCCCAACCACACAACGAGGATAAGCACATCCTAACGATTGTGGACTTCATTGAGTCGTTGGGATGGGTGGATTACAAAAGAGATATAACGCGTGAGCGTGTGGCGCATATTGTCCGAGGACCGTATTCGCACACCCCATGCTGGAGCCTATTCAATCGTGGTTATTGCGTTGGCAAATGCCACTTGTGGGATGGTACGGGTACTATCCCCAGTATCAACAAAGGAAGTGAAAACAAATGAAGAGAGAGAAGACATGTGAGATATTGGTCGGACATGCCATTGACCGACTGCGGGGATTGCCAGACAATAGTGTGGATTTGATAGTCACCAGCCCACCGTATTGGGCGTTGCGTGATTACAAGACTGACCCCGTGGTGTTTGGCGGTGATGTTGACTGTGAACACGAATGGGGAGAAGACACAAGCGAAAAGGCGTGGACCTACAATGTGCCACAGACCGAGCGCGGAGATGATGTCTATCCCGATGAAGAACAGGAGAAAACGAAGCACGACATATGCAACAAGTGTGGGGCATGGCGTGGGCAATTGGGTCTTGAAGCAACACCCGATTTGTTCGCTGACCATTTGGTTGAAATCTTTGAAGAATGCCGAAGGGTGTTAAAACCAACGGGCAATCTATGGGTCAACCTCGGTGATTCCTACATGCGAAAGTCGGTCTTCAAAGAACCCGAAACATACGGTTTCCAAAAGCATCGTGATTGGGCGGGGCAGTTCCGACCACAGGAGATACCCGAAGGATACAAGCGAAAGGACTTGGTCGGGTTGCCGTGGTTGTTTGCCTTCGGTGCAAGGCGAGCGGGATGGTATCTGCGAAACGACATCGTGTGGGCGAAGTCCATCAGTGGACCTCATTACCGTGGCGGTTCGTGTATGCCCGAACCCGTGGCTGACCGTTGCACACGAAGCCATGAGTACTTCTTCCACTTCACGAAGAAACCAAAGTACTACTATGACCTTGAAGCCACGGCTGAACCGTTGGCGGAAGGAGATGATATTGACATGACTCGCAACATGCGAACCGTGTGGCACTTCAATCCGAAGCCATACGCTGGCGCACACTTCGCAGTCTATCCAAAGCGATTGATTGAACCAATCATCCGTTCATGTTCATCTGATTATGGGTGTTGTGCTGACTGTGGCACTCCGTGGATTCGTCAAGTTGTTCACAAGCGTGTGGACGGTGGTGAAGTGGGTGGTGGATGGCGACCCAACTGTGAATGTCATGGCAAAATCACCACCGTTGAAGCACAAATACCTGGTCGGTTGTTCTTGGGCGATTGGCGCAAAGAAGCCGAGAAGCGAAGTGGTGTCAAAGGCAACGCTGGTGGCAACACAGGTCTGCTTGAGTTGGCAAAGAAGTGGGGGTCGGATAACAAAGGCGAGTACAATGGTTCTGCTACGAAGGATTACCTTGCACACGACGCTGAAGACGCATCCGATGTGAAGCAACGCATCATCAAGAATCTAAGCGAACCCAAAGTGAAGACGGTGAAGGTGTATGAATCCGACCTTCCGTTGGAAGACCACCCCGTAGCACCTGCTGTGGTGCTTGACCCATTCAGCGGGTCGGGAACGACAGGCATCGTGGCAATGGAACATGGTCGCTCATACATCGGCATTGAACTCAACCCCGAGTATGCGGAGTTGTCGGAACAACGAATCAAACAGGAACGCACAGGATTGACGGAAAAGAAATTTGCCGAATCCGCAATTGAACTGAAGGAGTATTGGTGAGCATGGTTGTCATTGACACCAACGAGCGCGGGTCATTGACCGATGCCGTGGTGCGACGGTGCGAAACCCGTTCACCTCCCGTATCGTATCACCGTGAACACTTGGTTGTTGGAGATTATCTATCGGGTGGCATCACGATTGAAGCGAAAACAATTGCTGATTTCATTGAGTCCACACGGTCAGGTCATCTATGGCGACAGTTGGAAAACATGGATGCCAATTGTGAACGAGCGGTTGTTCTTGTTTGGGGTGATGTAGCAGCGTACTTTGCACAGTTGAAGCAACGCTCGCCCACCACGAAGATGACCTTCACCCGTATCAGTCGTGAAGTCATGAGCGGTCTTGCTCGCATCACGGCTGACTTTGGATTCTCCACGGTGCGAGCCGCGAATGTGTTGGAGGCATCATCATACATCGTGAGTCTGCATGACAAGATGACCAACCCCGCATCACGCCACGGTGCAAAAGCCGTGCGTCGTGTGTCAACCAATGATGCACGGTTGGATATGTTGTTGACCATACCTGGCTTTGGTGCTGATTTGTGTGAACGGTTGTTGGAACACTGTGGTTCAATTGAAGAGATGCTTCATGTGGATGCATTGAAGGATGTGCCACGGATGGGGAAAGTTCTGCGTGGGAGGTTGTTGGAAGTGTTGACATCCGAAGACCCCGTGCGTGTGGAGAAGAAGAAGTAATGGTTGTATTGGTGGTTGTATTGCTTAAATACCCCTCAACAACCACCGCACATGGAAGGTAATCCAAATGGCGAGAGATTGGAAGAATTATAGAGCAGTACGGGAGTTCCCGTTGTTGAAAGGATATGTGGATATGTTCAGCGATGTATCATACCACAATGAAATGGCAGGATTGATTTCATTCCTGTATGTTCAAGGAAACACATTGGTGGACTATGTTCGCATACCCATCAACAATTCCCACATTGACCCCCGCATCCATTTGTTTTGGGTGCAACCGACAAGGTCTGGGAAAACAATTGCGTGGGAACATACGGGTTTGATTCTTGAAGAATTGGGAATCAAGACCGACATGTTCAGCACAGGAACAAACGCTGCTCTTATTGGTTCATGGAACAAATACGAAGTGGATGGCGAACAGGTTCTTGAATTGCAAGAAGGACTGTTGGCAGGAAAGAAAGCATTGAATTTTGACGAAGGTTCAATTTTGTTTGAAACGAAGAACCAACACCTAAGCGAAGTGGTGTTGTATCTGCAACAAGCAATGAACCCCGTTGGGACGAGGGCAAACACATTGGTCAAACACATGAAAGACGGGACGATTGAAACCGAATCCCGTGTGTCCTTTTGGCTGACGACATTCCCACCGCAAGGTGTTCGTGAAGTCGTGTTGTCAAAGGGTGTGTTTCAGCGTGTGTTGTTGTTGATTCGTCCCTGGCCTATTGAAAGGCGTGAACAGGTATCTGAAGAAAGAACCAACACCGCCTTCAAGCGACCACCCGAATACGAATACAACATCACAGACTTTGAACGGTACTATCGCACCTTGCGTGAAGCATGTCAAAGTCGCGTGTGCCAATTGGCGGGTATCACCGCCAATGATTGGATGAAGAAGTCATCCGAAGATAAAGAAACAATTGTTCAGAATGTGATGTATGATATGTTCACTGCTGACAGGTCGTTTTACGCACTGATGGCATCACACAAAGACCACATGTATGAATTGGTTCGCATGATGGATGAGAAGATGGCGGATGTGGTATGTGCTTTCATTCCCAATCTGCTCAATTACACCATCAGCATTGCTACACACTTTGCATTGTTGGATGAGTACAACGCCACCGAATCAATCCATGATTGGAAGGTGAGTGGCGACCATGTTGAGATGGCTGCTGAAATCATTTACGATTTGTATGAAGAACTGGTGACTTGGTTGGAATCCGAGGTTGAACTTGAACAGGTATCAAAGGCACGAAAGGGTCGTGAGATGGCATGGACGGATGCATACAACAAATGCAAGGTCGTGTCGGTGGAAGGCAAAGAAGGCGATTGGGTACGCAAGAGCGACCTCATGAATGTCTATGCAAAAGCCAATGGTGGTATCAGTCGGAACACACAATTCCTTCACTACAAGGATGCCAAATCTATTTTCATTGAAACATCATTGGGGGTCAGCAAGTTCGTCCAACTCGCACCAAAGCAATAATCAAATGCGAAGTGTTGCCGTTTAGTATGGCGGGTGTCTTATCGTTGGATATTGAAACATCCAACTACTCCCATGAGATAGGAGGATGGGATAAAACCCACATGTTTGAACCAACGGTTGTTGCCACATACGACGGGGATGATGCCACCATTTTTTGCAATCAAGACATCACTGTAAAGGGTGCGACAGTTCTCCCTTTGCATCCCCGTGATGTCGGTGAGCATCTGATGAAGCACATTGAAGGCGGTGGTACAGTCGTGGGACACAACATCGTGGCGTTTGATTTGCCCGTCCTTCGTGATGCGTTGGATTGTCATGCTGCTGGTCAGATTCTGACGAAGCACAAAGACCAACTCATTGACACCGCACACACGCTACGCAAAGCATCAAGCAATGTCGGGAAAGCGTATCACATTAAACTCAATGATGTGTGCAAGCACACACTCGCTAAAGGGAAGACCATGAGTAGCCATGAAGCACCGCTGTTGTGGAAGCACGGGGACTATGATGATGTAGCATCCTATTGTTTGAACGACGCAACGCTTAATTGGGAGTTGGTGGAGCATGGCATGAACACGGGCATCGTCAAAAGCCGTTCACGGTGGACTGGCGAAATAGTGAAATTAGAGGTTGATTGGAAATGGGCGAAGGGAGAGATACCAGCACACAGAAAGCACAACAGTTGAACATCAAGGCTGCGATTGCGGTGGCATCCACCGTACGGTCAACGCTAGGTCCACTTGGGATGGATAAAATGTGCGTTGACCAACAGGGACATTTCATCGTGAGCAACGATGGGGCATCCATCCTTCGGGAATTGGATGTGGCGCACCCTGGCGCACAGATGGTGGTCAACATGTCAAAGACGCAGGAAGCAGAATGCAAAGACGGGACGACATCGGTTGTTGTTCTCGCTGGCAAACTGTTGGATAACGCATTGGGATTGTTAGCGAAGGGCATCCACCCTAACATCATATGCAAAGGATACCGCAATGCATCCCGCAATTGTTTGAATGAGTTGCCACTTCATGTCTTGGAGTTGGATGAGTTTGAATTGGAATCGGTAGCGAAGACCGCAATCACGGGCAAGGCTGCTGAACATGATATAGATAATGTTGCACGATTGTGTGTTGAAGCAGTTGAGCGAGCCGATGGTGATGACTCCAAAATCAAAGTGGTCAGCCAAATCGGTGGGTCGCTTGACGATTCACATCTATACGATGGTGTCATTCTCAACAAAGAATTTGCATCCACATTGGCTACGGGTGGCGAAGGGAAGGTGTTGTTGCTCAACACAGGTCTAACTCCACCACCAATGCATGATTCAATGCGTGTGCAGTTGGGTTCAATGGAAGCCGTGCAACAATTCCAAATGGCTGAAACACGCATGCTCGTTGAAAGGGCGAGGGCGATTGTTGAACTCGGTGTGAACACGGTCTTCGTGCGTGATAGTGTGCATGAAGCGGTCATCCACACGCTTGCTCAAGCGGGTATCGGAATCATCACCCGTGTATCTCAAACCGACTTGGAAGCCATCAGTAAATTGACGGGTTCACCAATCTATCACATGACCGAAGACGCTGACCCCGAAGAATTGCAAGGTGCAGTCGTCAAAGAGAACTTGATTGGCGACACCCGATTCGTATCTATTCAAGCAAACGACAACACCGTGGCGACATTGGTGTTGCGTGGCGCTACCCGTCAAACCATTGACGAATTGGAGCGAGCCTTTGACGATGCCATTGGTGTCGTCGCTATCGCATACAATGACCGTGAACTGGTGCCAGGTGGCGGTGCAGTATATACCGCATTGGCGAACAAACTCATTGAAACATCTGACACCCGATTGGGATTGGCGGAAGATGCATTCTATGATTCGCTTTACACTATCCCAACAACGATTGCTGAAAATGCAGGACATGACCCATTGGATACACTGTTGCGATTAAAGAAAGCAACGGTTGGTTTATCCATTGACATTGAAACGGGTGGTTTGGACGACATGGCAAAGGCAGGTATCATTGAACCTGCCCGTGTTATCCGTCAAGCCCTCCAATCCGCAACCGAAGTCGCCATTGCCATCCTACGCATTGATGACATCATCGGGAAGCGTGGTGAAAGTGGGCAAGATTCTTGATAAACTCAAGCAACATTGTCCTCAATGCAGTGCTTTCGTATTTGCCAAACGCATCGTTGGAAAATATGTGAGGGATAGCAACCGCATTCTTATATGGGAATGCCCCGAGTGCGAAGCACTGTGGCGAAAGCCACAGGAGGCGGGAGAAGATGAGTGAAACTAAGTGTACAGATTGTGGTTCACGCAATCTATCTGTGGATGATGTCCGAGGCGAGAAGGTATGCGATGATTGCGGGCTTGTGATTGAAGAAACAATTGCAGACCTCGGTGCTGAATGGCGTGTGTATGCAGACGGCAATGATTCGGGCATTCGTGGTGGTGAGAAACTAACCAATCTGTTGCATGACAAAGGATTGTCAACAACAATTGATTGGCAGAACCGTGATTACAGTGGGAAGACCATCACCGCCAATCGTAGCCAACTACACCGCATGCGGAAGTGGCAAAGGCGAGCGCGAATATCCAATTCACGGGAACGCAATCTCGCAGTAGCATTGGCAGAACTCGCACGGCTTGGTTCACAGATGAGTCTTCCCCAAAGCATGGTTGAAGCAGGGGCTGACATATACCGCATGGCAAACGAAAAGAGATTGTGCCGTGGTCGGTCAATTGATGCCGTGGTTGCATCATCCATTTACATCGCATGCCGATTGGAAAACATGCCACGGACATTGGATGAAGTGGCAAAGCAATCACGGACAGGACGGAAAGAGATTGGACGCACTGCCCGTATGATGCAACGGGAATTGAAACTCCGTGTCAAAGTCAGCAACCCCATTGATTACAACGCACGGTTCTGTTCCATGTTGCAACTGCCACCCGATGTTGAAAGCAAATCACAGGAGATGTTGGAAGAATTGATTGAAAACGAACACACCAATGGGCGAGGTCCTGTTGGTTTGTGTGCTGCTGCGATTTACATCGCATCAAAATTGATGGGGTATTCACGCACCCAAAGGGAAGTGTCCGAAACAGCAGGGATTACTGAAGTTACTGTGCGACATCGCTACAAAGAAATGCTTCGGTTGTTGAATTTGGAAGAAGACTTTGAATCATTAAAGTAAATTGTGCCAACCGTTGCCGTCATACACCCACCGCTTATACCCAGTGACTGCGTTGCCGTTGAATTGCAATGCTCCCGCACCACCCGACAATTTGACATCAATGATGTGTCCTTCGGGGAATGTTCCCGTTGGCGTGAGATTCAATGTGCTACCCGCAGTTGCCACATTGATGATGAAGACCGAATCTCCATACGATGTGATAGGCCAGACGACAGTACCCGCTGAACCCTTCGTCCATGTGCCGACATCAACACCACGCGTACCCAATCGTGTGGTGAACATACTGCCACCGACTGCTGATGCTTGGTTGCTATTGGCTTGACCCGAAAAATACAGGACATCCGTTGGTGTGTTTGTTCCACCACCGTCAATGCCACCCGCAACACCCAACCCATAATCGGGGTCAGATGCTGATGGTGGTGTCGCTGACGGTGTATCCCATCGCTGATGACTGACCCACATGGCTGATGTGTCAATTCGGTTCGCACCAATTGTCCCACCGAAGTCGCCAGATTCGTCATCACCAGCACCGAACACATCCTTCAGGTCTGTATCGTTGTTGACTCCGCTAACATTCGTCCTGTTGACGCTGACGGCACTCGCTGATGTGGTCGCATTGTTGCGAATCAACGGTGTGTAGTATCGTGCAGATGATGATACGAAGTGGCGCTTGTCATTGACTTCAATGATGTTCACTTTGTCGCTTCCACCCGATGCGCTGAATTGGCAACGGATGGTGGCTAACACCAATGCGTGTCCGTTCTTTTCACTGACCGCACCCAACACGGTGTTGGGGTTGATGAGATACCCTTCGGGGATTGGTGGATATACATTGCCCGATGTCGCCACTGGCGACCCACCAGCGATACGGAGACGAGCGTTGGTGTGAGCAGCGTTGGATGACGCACAGATATACACCACATACACCGCTTCTTGCCCTGTCGTCAATGCAGTGGTGTCGCAGTATGCCAAAGTGTTGTCAATCGTCATGGCTTGTGTGCCACCAGGACCGCCACCGAAGGAGTACAACACCCCGTCCATGACACACACCCCACCTGCCACGGTGAATGCGCTTTCAGCGGTGCGTGTACAGTGTCCTGGTGAGTTGGTGGCGGTGTCGTTGCGACTGGTCATCCCGTATGCACTGTCTTGTAGTCGGATAATGCCGTTCCCATGAACGGCTTCAACGAGATTGGTCAGCGATGGGGATGTTATCACATCACCATCACGCAATCCGTCTTGGGCTAGTGTAAAATTGGCTGCTGTGTGTGCGGAGTTCGGGCTTGTCATCAGTTCACCTCAATTATCAATGTGATACGCATCTCATTTTGATTCGTCTTCGTGATTGAGCGTATGTCAGTGCGGTATATGGGTATGAAGGATGATGTTGCACTGTCATAATGTTGCAACAACACCTCTTGAACGGTGGATGTGGTGAATGCGTGGTCAGTTCCGAACCGACCTTCAACCAATATCGTTTGGTCGTCCAACACACGCACCGTTGGTGTGATTTTGGCGAGTGTCCGTGCGCCACCATCGTCAGCGGTGGCTTGTGTGCCATCACTTCCGATGACCATTTGATTGATTTTACCTGCGAGTTGCTCAACAATGAATCTCTTTGCGTGGTTTAGTACTGGCATTACATCACGACCTCCCGTTTCCCACGGCACATCCTCATCTCATGGCTACGAGGTCGGGCATATATCACCCTTGCATCCGTGGAATATGTGATTGCACTTGCGGGGGCGCATCCCGTAAAGGTGGTGGCAGTCTTACCCGTATATGTCAGTGTCCGTGCTTTGGTGGCTTCGGGAGATACCACCATGATTGTCCCCGATGTCGGGAAGTCGGTGGTTGAATCCACCGTCAGCACACCACCCGCAGTTAACCCACCGTTGGTTTTGGTTGAGCGCGATGCACCCACACCAATTGCGCCCCGTGCCGTGTCATTGACCGTGGTGGTGCGGTGTCCGATAATGAAACCTGCATGACGGTTGACTCCCGCATTGTCGTCGGGCTTCGGGAATTCCCCGACGCTTCGTTGTCGGGGTTGTGTGCTACCGATAGTGAATGTTGAAACGAATGGTGTGATGTTGAAATTGATGACACCTGTGTTGCTCAAATCAATCGTCGGTGAAAGGAATGTAGCATCTTCTTCACTTCCATACGATAGGTCTGCAGTGGATTCTGACATTGCGATGATGGATTCTATTCCCGATTCGTTGTGCATCATGACGAAATCGCTACTGTGGTCGCGTGTAGTGTGGCTTGCTTTCAACAACGCCATGTACTTGACAATGCCCGTGGACGGGGCTTCGTATTTGACCACATCACCAGGTTCTAAATCCCATGAATTGATGTGGCTTTTGGATTCAATCACCCGTTGCACTCGCTTGATGCCACGCAGTGTTTCAGCCGCTGCTCGTCGTGATTGCATGGGAGTCTTTGCCAACGGATTGAAAACAGTTGTTGTTTTGATTGCGCCCATTTTCTTTTGGAGTTCCATGTCTTCAACTGCCACGACATTGTCATCGTTGAACCCACGGGGTCTTCCCTGTGATACGACACGGTTTGCTTCTGGCAACAACGGTTTGTTTTTCACTTCCCCGATACCCACCGTTTCGCCCAACGACCTGTTTGTTAGTGAAAACACAGTGGGTGCATAAAGGAGATTGCCAAATCTATCCATGTAAAGTGCGTGATTGTCAAAACGCCCGTAGTGTTGGATGGCTTCAATGATTGACACACCAAACAAATCCATTGCAATGAATCGCTTTGAATGCCGTGCTATGTCAGCACCTTCGTAGGATGTGTTCATCCCACCACGAGGTCCTGTGAAGGTATAGCCGATGTCAAATGAGTTGATGGAATTGTATGTTTCGCCATATAGTCGTTGCACTGCATCAGTGGTTCGGAAACCGATGCTGACAGTTTGACCCAACCGTACAAACGGTTCATCCCAATCTATGTCCTTGAGTCTGCGGTTTTTCATGTTCGGCAATGGCATCAAAGTGCCGTGGTTGTCAGCCGATATGTTCTTTGCAACCAACCTATTCAGTATTTCATCAGTGCCTATGATGAGAATCGGTGCGGTGTCGTCAGATGAATCCAACCGTTCACCGTTGAACATGACTTGACCATCATACCGCATGCCCGCTTTGTGTGGATGGAAGACACGGATACCGTCTTGGGTTTCAGTCCAACGGTATTTGCGGTCATGAACAAATTGGAAGTCATCATGGATTGGCGGCTGTATAGATGATGACAAACCATTGCTAAGATTTGAAAACACTTGATATTCTGCGTAAAGGACTGCATTATCCACGAACACGGGTGCGTGTATAGATGATGATACACGGTGTTGAACGGTATCTGCCCGTCCGTATTTTGGGGCTACGGGTGTTGTCGGCATTACCAGTCCACCGTCCTCAAGTTTGACCGATTGGTTTCGTCTTTGTGGTATTCAGTGTTTTGATTCAATGTTCCATCTTGACCGAGCGAATGCAATGCTTGGCTATATCGTGCGTCCACATCATACACCTTCCGCAATGGGTTATCATCGGAATCGTCATCATCATTTGACGATTCTTCCGCTTGCCTTCGTGGTGCATCGGAACGGTAGTGTTGCAATGTGTTTTCTGAAATCAACAGTCGCCCAACATGTCGGGTCAAGTTGACCGTTCCCACTGATGCGCCTAAAATTTTAGGACCGTGTGCATGGTTGGTGTTGAAATTGGCTTTGTCGGGAATGTAGGTAGCCACATATGGAGAGTTGGTTGGTGATGGATTGGTGGATGAAACGAAAATGTTGGATGTGGATGCCCTTCCGTTTGGTGTGTTGAAATTAAACAACCCGTATCGCCCACCTGCAGTTGCCGTAAAGAAATGACCGTTTAGTGCTGACCGTTGAGGACCTGTGCTGACATGGCTTCGTGGTCGGAACAACGACATGTGGCGATAATCCAACACACGCACAGGTCTAACAAGGAATTGGATGGATGTGTCCCTTACATTGGTAGCATTGACCATTGGATTGAGCAACGCACCAACCGTATTTGATTGATACGGATTGGGCGTAGGTCCGTGTGTGCCGAGAACATAATTCGCACCACCCGTATCAACACCCCACCCACCATCATCAAACGGTTCAGACACACTTGACACTTCAAAGATGTAGTTGCCTCCAACACTTGGCAAACCGTGTGCATTGTTGAATCTCAATACGGATGGCTCATCGGTTCTCCATGTGATGTTAGCAGCGTTGGTCATGTCAAAGTCTGCCAACGCATGAGCAGATACTGTGGCATCAATAGATGGGAACATGTTGATGGTGTACGCACCTTCAAACACAAACCGTTGACCAACGGCTTTGTCGGTGTGCAAACTGACCGCTTGTGTTGCTTGGATTATGTAGTTCTTCGGGTCGCTATCGTTTTGTTCCGCCACTGTAAATGCGTCAATGCCAATGCGTGGCGACAATCGTGCAGTTGGGTCTTGGAATGTCAATCCATCCATGCCGAAAATGCCCGTTGCCGTTTCAATTGAGCGACCTGACATGGCATCTGTCTTCAACAACCCATCAACAGATGCAATGCCCATCTTGCTTGCTATGCCACGCTTTGCTTCGGTGTCATCAATGACCGTGTTCTTTGGTCGCAATAAACCGAGCGTGAATGGTGGTTCAGCAGTGTGATACGACAACATCATACCGATTGAATTGAATGGAGTGTCAACAGATTGAGC